ATACTTTAAGCCCAACACGGTATAAACTGAATGAAACAATAACAATAAACATTCAGTCGGAAGGAGAAGACGAAGAATATAAGGTAAAGACAAGTATTGCCTATAGGGACAATGACAACAATAAAGAACGTGTCGTGTACGAAACGGAAAACACGGACGACAGCTTTATTCTGAATCATACACAGAGATACGAAAACAACGATTCGTGCCCTTTATTGGACAGGTTTATTTTTAGCGCATATCAAAGATATTTGATACAGGGTATCGTGGAAAACAATAAAAAGGAACTAAAGAATGATACAGAAAATAATCGCTTACCTCTATCAAAAGAAGGTTACGAAGACTTATAACGACAATAACGACGGGTTTATATGCAATTTTGTCTTGGAATACAAGGACAAAAAAGATTTTGTGCATAAGATGGCATGCTATGCGGTCAATTTTGAACCCGTTGTTATCGGAAAGGAGAACCGCTATTTGGTCGAAGTGGATGTGCACGCAGTCCAGAATGTCAAGTACAACAATGACAGGGTATGGATGCCTCAATGCAAAGTTATGAAAATGGACTTGTTGTTACAGCCGTGGGAACTTACATTAGCAGAAAACGAAATAGAAATGTATTACGATGGACAGAGAAAAATTTGCGGAACCGGATATGACAGCGAAACCGGAAGAAATGCTGTGGTTTGAATCAACAATCAGTGAAAATGTGGAACCGGAGGTTTCATTTGTTGAACAGGAAAAGGAAGAAGTTTTGGTTTCGTGTACATGGTATTGATTTGGTGAAATAACTATTGATTATTTCTCTATTAAAACTTACCTTTGTGGGTAAAACTTCTATATATGGCAAAAAAGATAGAATATACTAAAGAGGACATTCTAAAAGATGCGCCCGATTTCGTTTTAATCGCTTCACCCTACATGCAAGACAAGTACGTAGCTTATGAGATGGTAAGAAGGGAGCTTGACGAACACCCGGACCGTTTTATGCAGTATGAGGGGAACGAAGGTTATACCTATGTGATAGACCTTAAGCTCGTGAACATAAAGGGTATCATGGCGAAACGTGGAGCGTCCCAGGAAGCAATAAACGACGCTACAGAAATTCGTACAAATGTGATGTTGCCCCTTCTTGCCAAGTTCCACAGGGTAAAGAGTGAGTATTTCCATGCTTTCGACTTGCATAACGACAAAGCAAAGGCACTTGCCAAACTCACCCCTATGTTACTGGACTTGTTCGGCTCCATGCACAACCCCAAGGATATTATTAAAATTATCCGGAAAAAGGAAGGTTATTCGCTGGGAGAAGAAGATTTGGTAAAATTTTTCAACAATCACAAGTCACTCATAGAGGCAAGGCAAAGCAAGTACGTGATGCGTTCTGACCGCTATAAGGTGGCAACGGAAGCCGGAAGACTGGAAATCATAAATGACTGTATGACAGACTTGCAGCTCAAATATGAAGAGTTCTGGAGTAAAGGAAACGTGGGAAGTGCACTCAATATCCTAAAGGAAATACGCGCTTTGTTGGAAGCCGCACGGAAGGAAGTAAAAGGTAATGAAATTAAACTTACAGTTGACGGGAAAATAGACATAAACGCAACCCTGCATGGTGAAGAGAACATAAGCCGCGTAATGCGAGACATCCCCGTAAACAGTCTAATAGTGGGTATGGTAGCCGCAAAATCGGGAATAAGACCCGAAATACTGATGCACCAGCTTTGCACCTCCTATTACAAGGACTTCAACGGATTTGCAAGCAACCCGGTATTGGGTTCCGAAAAGGTGATGCTTCCTGGAGCACTCATAAAAACGTATGACTGGGGAGAAATAGAGAAAGAAAACAAAAAATTCGTGGAAGAAATGATACCCGAAGTGGTCGAGGCAGAGATAATCGAGGAACCGTCCAAATCAAAGACAAGAGAACGGCTTCTTAACCGCCTACGACAGATGAAAGGTGTTGAAATCGGAAAGAAATAATTACATTTTGTTTTGACTTTTAGTTAATTTATGATTTTCAAAATTCAGTCGGACATACGGTTTGTGATAAATAGTATGCCTATTTTAAACAATTAAAAACCAAATAGTTATGATAAAGATATATGTTGAGGAAGTAATAAAATGCGTAATGGAAAGACTTACAAAAGAATACGGTCTGACCGAACAACAGGCATTGAAAGAAATTGACATGTGCATGGAAAAACTGTATGTGAAATGGATGCAGAACGAACCGATACCGGAAGAATACAATGATTAATTAACCCTATAATAATAAATAGTATGATAGTAGCAATCGCAACAATGAGAATGGACGAGGACACAACGGTACAGGTACATGTGCCTATGGATGTGGAAATAATGCAGGTTCCTCCTACAGACAAGGAAGTAGAGAAAATAAAATCAGTCCTGGAAGAGGAAACCGGGTATAAATTCGTATCTTTGGATTCGATAACATGGGATGTGGACTACGAGATTTAAAATCAAACGAAAAACTTTATGTTCATTTTTTGAGTATTAGTAGTTAATATCTAATTGACAGCCAGCAGTTTGTGATAAATAGCTGGCTTTTATTATATCCTTTTATATGTTAATTATATGTTAAAAGCACATAAGCACTTGCTTATGTCTAAATAAGGTCTTATATTTGCGTTGTGATAAGAAACAAGATGTCAAACAAATAAAAACAAAAGATTATGGCAAACCTTAAAGTAAAATTAGAAGGAAAGAAAATCGCAGAAAAGGTGATGGATTTTATAGACATGAAATCATTTGCCCCTATCTATGAAGAAATAAAAAAAAGCGAAGACTACCACGTATATATCAGAGAGATACTGAGATGTATTTCTACAAGAAGAATAATAAACGATTTGGACGAACGCGGAGAACTCCATGAAGCATACAAGGAATATGTAGACATGAACGGAGTAACTCTCGTAAAGGACATAGCAAAGAGAATGACAAACAAGGAAAAGCTCGAACTCGTATCGGAACTTTTCAAGATACCTTACCTGGCAAGTCCGGAAGAATACGGGGAAGCGATAGCGAAGGCAGCAAGGGAACAATATTACAGATAATCAATAACCAGCAAAAAAGCAGAACAAAATGAAGACCTATACAGTATATTTCAGTGAACCCGTAACAATAAAGTACAAGGGTGACAGATTCAACAAGGAATTGAAAAAGTGGGAACACGATGTGGACTGCGAAGAGACAAGCCCTATGTTCACCTTCCATTCCCTGGCACCTGCAAAGAAGCTTATCAAGGAGAATATGGACAAGTACATAGATTCCATCATAACGAAAACATGGGCAAACGGTGACTGGGAGAACCTTGGCCCGATAAAGCTTGCCGGAAACAACAAGACTTTCGTCGCCAATACCCGTCAAAAGGTCGCAAATTATTAAGAGCACGGAAAGAAGGGGTGAAAATTGAAGTAGCCCCTATTTTCTTGACAATCAGTATAGATATTTTACAAAACCTAAAAATAAAAAGATTATGGAAAAGGAAGAATTTCAGAAAAAGTACAACAACAGTATTCTGGTGTGCTGTACAGAAGCCAGTATCAAAAAAGTATTAAATATTTGCTATTTAATGGACTTAACAGCCTCTAAATCAAAACAGATTACTGCTATATTGATAGGAGAACAAACAGCAAAAAGTCCATTGTTCCACGTGGAACAATTCTTGAATGATTTCTACAAGGAGATGCAAGGAAGAGGAGAGAAGGAGACAAAGATGTTTGAACAGAGGATGAACAATGCCATATACAAGCTAAAGCAGAAGTACGGAGACACGTATATAATCAAGGGAACCGATATGGGTACGGTAATACAGTTCATACAAGAATTAAACATGGAAGTGGTCCAGGAAGAAATGGACGATGTGATATACATAAAAGGGGAAAGGTGCGACAAACCATATATAAAGAATTCGACAAGACAGTTCATTGCCGACTTGATGTCTAATATGATTGACGTATTGAACCCATTCATAAACAAGGAAACGATGATTGAGATTAAGGAGAGCTGCAATGCAGAATATCTGATAAACGAGGCGGAGTTCTACATAACCAGCACATTCACAACGCCCCTACAGAAGGAATATGACAAGCAGAGAAAGGTCCTCTCAATCGGATTCGGAAACAAGAAAATAATAATGGTAGACGAGGAAGATTTCCATGTGTTCTTGAAAGCCTTCTATTACTTATATAAGTGCAACGAGTGGATAAAGAAAGACGATGAGAAGAACAAGGAACAGCCAAAAGAACCCGTATTCAACAAAGGAAACAAAATAATATACACCATCAAGGACAGCAACGGCAACACATACCCAGTAAACAGGCTATCGGAAAGGGTGTACGAATCAAAGGAACACAAGACCCTATTCATAACAAATGAAGAAGGGACAGTGACCGGGATATACCAGGAGAAATAAAAAGAGAAATACCCTCCAAGATACCCTACAGACCATATTTTTATTACTAACCCGTTATACATTTGTTACAATGGTAATAGGGATATCAAAGAGGAAAAGCAGTGATATGAATAACCGGGAAGGGAAAGACCCTATGGCATAAAGGAAGGAAGTATGCCGGACCCCGATAACAATAGTATAAACCGTCAACCTATAATTGTTAATTTGCAAAGAAGGGAAAGGACATACGACGGACAATATGACGCAGGGAACAGTCCTGGAACGGTTATTGTATCATTGTACAACGTGGAACAATTATAAAAACAACATATTAAAAGACAAAAGATTATGGAAAAAGATTTGAGAAACAATGTAAAGTTCATCTTGTTCTGCACGGAATGCTTACAGGCTGGCGTGGTAATGACACCCAAAGAATATGAAGTGGCATTCATGGCGGCAGAAAAGTTCGAGGGATTTGATGACAAGAGCTTCGAGAACATGAAGCCCGAACAATTCGCACCCCGTATGAATGCTATGCTACAGGCTATGTCAAAGAGAAAACAAATCATTGAAGGACTGACATTTAATCTACTTACAAAGAAAAGCCTGGGTGAACTGATAGAAAGCAACCTTGTGGAAGAGGTAATGAAGGCAAAGCACATAGCCGCAGCAATGGCAGATGAATTGTTGGAACCGGACGAGAAACTGGAAAAGGTTGTGACTGACGGACGTCGTGTAATCGAACACTTCATAGACCAATGGAAGAAAGCCCCTATTGAAGAGGAAAAGAAAGAATACGAGCCAGAAAGTGATGCGGAAATTGTAGAATAAATCTTTCTATATACTTATTATTTTCACAAAAGCCCCGAAATGGGGCTTTATTATCAAGCAGTTATGGACAAGTCGAAATTAAAAGAAGCAAATAGGTTGCACAATAAAATCGAAAATTTGAAAATCCAATTAGCCCTTATTTCCAAGTTTGAGATAAAAGGAAAGATACAAATAACGAACGATTACGATTCCTATTTTTATATAAGTGAGGATGTGGCAAAAACCCATTTCCCGATGATAAAAGAAAGCATGGAGAAGGAACTGGAGGAGTGCGAGCGATTATTTTCTGAACTTTAGTTCATTTTTGAGATAAAATTCCTATCTTTGTTGACGTGATAGATAACTGGTAAGGTTGTATCGCAGTTGTATTTAAAGGTTAACAAGGCGGTAGGGGTTGCAAGTCTGTATGGCTGAGGGTGAAAGCCTGGTTCAGATAGCTGCAACCCCTATTTTATTATCTAATTCATTTTGTATTATGGAAAGAAAAGAAATTATCGAAAGACTGAAAAAGTATTTTACGCTGCCGGAACTTGTATGCCCACACGTATACAAGAAGTATTCGGAATCGCAGATATGGAGCTTTTTCACGACCGAAGCACTGGAAACCCTACTTGTATTGAGGGAAGAAATCATTTGTAAGCCCTTCACTATCAATAACTGGCAGAATGGAGGCAGCTATTCACAACGAGGTCTTAGATGTAATGTCTGCGTTATATGCAAGGAAAAAACGATGCTTGAAAAGCCGTATCTTTCGGCTCACGCCCTGGGTCGAGGGTTCGACGTTACGGTATCCGGCATGAGTGCAGAAGATGCAAGACAGGCTATTATAAAGGCTTCTGATAAACTTCCTTATCCTATCCGGTTAGAAGACGGTGTTAGCTGGCTGCATGTAGACACGATGGACCTATGCAACGGACAGAAAGTAACGCTATTTAAGGCGTAAATATATTTTACTATATCCAAAAAGTATTATCACTTAGGGGTCAATCGATACTACAGTATGCTGTAGCCGCGATTTTACAAATTTCGTATTTTTATCATTTGTAAATTTAAATTGAAATAATTATGTATCTTATGGTGAACGAGAACGAAATTAACAGTTCTGATGACTGGGTTAATGATAAGGTGATTTGATTGTTTTCGGGATGGCTGGGAATTCGGGTGTTTTGCCCGGTTCCCGGTTTTTCATTTTCCTTATTTTATTGTATGCTGAAAAACAATGCAATTTTTAGAGTTAGGGCTAACTATCTGATAATCACATATCATTTTCTTCTATTTCTGAAAAATAAAATATCACTGAAAGAAAGATTATGTTAATCTTATGTTAAAATGACATACGCACTTGCTTATGTCTAAATAACTCCCTATATTTGCAATGTGATAAAAAACAAAGGTCAAACAAATTAAAGAAATAAGATTATGAAAGCAGAATTTTACAAGGTGAGAGGTACGGAAATGGAAGAGATGATGAAGAGAGGTAATAACAACGAAATCTCCTCTATGATTTCCAAGAAACAACAAGCACTTGCCGAGGCACTTGAAAATGTGGAGTTCTATAAGTCTATCGGGAATATGGAGTTTGCAGCCAACGAGCAAAGCCGCGCTAACCTCCTTCAAAGGCAGCTCAAAATGTTGAACAAATAAAAATATACAAATCATGAAAGCAATCGTAGAAAACCCGTTGAATGTCTATCATTCACCAATAGCAATCTCTATGTATGTCAATATACTTAACGAAATCACCAAGTGCAATGACGAAAAAGAATTAAGGGAGGCAATGAAGGTTGTTTCCAAAGAATATCCGGTTACATTTAATTCTCTTTTTGATTACGGTTTCGGTTCCAACCATATGTGGGTCAGTGAGAAGGAAAGCGGTAAACGTCTTATTCTTGTTGAATTCTAAAAATTTTACATTATGAAAAAGCAGCTCATAAACTTCTTCAATGGCCGTTTCGGCAAGAAGGTATTAAAGACTAAATATCGTGAATGGTGGGTACGTTTCTGGTACGGAGTAGGTGCAATCGTTTGCGCCTTCCTATTCTTTGGAATGATACAGTTCATGTCCTGGATTTCTGATTTGATTAATTATGTTTTCTAATAAAATATTTTACAATTATGAAAAAGGTATTATGTGACAAAGACGGGAAATTTATTTCCATACATGATGGTGATTACTATTTGATGGAGCTTAACGATGGCGATTGTTTGACGCATGAAGACGGTACAATATTAATATACAGAAAATGTGAACGCGAAGACACCAAAGTAGCTTATCATGCTCTTCTGCGTTATGGTGAAAAACTACATACGTATAAAAATGGATACCCGTTTACTCATTATGACCTTATCCCGGCTTATAGATTCTCTACATCAGCAGAAAAGAAGCGTATAAGCGATGTTCTTTCCGAAAACGGGGTATATTATGACGAGAAAGAAAAATGCCTTAAAAAGCTTCGCTGGCGTGCTGTAATAGGCAATTCCTACTATTATATCAATTTCGATTCTTTTGAAGTGTTTGTTGAGACAGAATCGGACTTTTCGGAAGATAATAAGCGGTACAAAAACCTTAACTATTTTCAGACCAAGGAGGAAGCGGAAAAGAAACTGTTTGAGATTAAGGCAGCTCTCAATGATTAGGAAAGAGTGTTATGTGTGGGTCGGGCATATTGTCGAATACCGGGGAATGACGCTGCGGAAGGTCCGGCCGGGCAAATATGTAATCATTTCTCCGTGTTCCCTGGTTTCTCGACCCGTCTATATTGACAGGAACGAAAATTTGCACGTTCTTTAGTATCAATTATTTGTTTTATTTTTATATATTTGCAGCTATGGTAACAGCGATATTTATATGTCTGGTTGTCCTTGTGGTTCTTCACATGTTCTTCTTTCTATGGATTGTAGGAGGACAGGTAAACATGAAGAAAAGGATTAATGTTCTGATTTATACTTTGTCCTATATCGATTTTATTCAGAGAAAGCGGTTTATCCGTTATCTTGACAATATTTCAAGAAAGATGGGTTCTTTTGACGAAGAACTGGACGATAAACAGAAACAATTCCTATTCCTTATGAGTAAAGAACTCCAGGAAGAAATCAAGCGTTTGGAAGACGATTATAAAGACATGATGTGATGGCAAGGAAAAACGAATTTACATACAGCGGAGGAAGCCAGTATATTGACTGGCTTTGCAGGTCTAATAAACTTGTTTTACTTCGTGATAATGATAACGTAAAGGATGAGGATAAAACGTCCATTGTGCGTGCCCTAAAGTGCATATCTGGCGATATACTTTGCCTTGTACTGGGTCGAAATATCAGTTCTTTCGCCTATCATAAAATCATTGAGGACATGGGAGGACGGACTACCGAAAGTATTGTAAAGTCCAAGAACCCGGTTTTTTCTTCCATCTACTGGACTTATGACAAAAAAGCGGCTCTTTCGTCGCACACCATTTTCATTCCCTGGAAGGAGCTTAAGGAGCTTATCAAGGATTGGGATTACCCGACATACTTTCAGCCAGAAATCGTTTAGAACCTTCTTTCTCTAAATTTTATATATTTGTTTGACTGACACCCGGTTACGCTCTTCGTGAAAGAATGTTTCCGGGTGTTTTCTTTGTAGTTATATGTTAATCTTATGTTAAAATGACATACGCACTTGCTTATGTCCAAATAAGGTTTTATATTTGCAATGTCTTCTTAAGGGAGGCGGTTAATTAGGTCAAACAAATAAAAAATAAGGTTATGGAAAATGAAATTAAAGTTATCAGAGGTTTTGCGGTTAGCATGGGAAATGATTATGTAGAGTTTTTCAAGAACATTGAAGATGCAAAGAAGAATTACGAAATGATGAAAGAACGTTTTGTCGGTGTCCGTCTCTATTATGCCAAGAAATCCTATAACACTAAAGGTTATCCAAACGTAAATATTTCTTTGGTAGAAGTTTACCGTAACAATTATGGTCTTCCTTATTAATTGATAATTGTCAAACAAATAAAATCTTTACAATCATGGCAAATATAGACTTTTTCAAGAACCCCGATTCATACGAGGTATATGTAACAGTCAAGTTCGGAATATGGAAAGTGGCAGAAATAAGCCGTTTTCCGTCCCCTGCGGACATTCTTCACGGCAACATCATAGAATATACCGAAAACAGACACATGTGCTCCGAAAAGGACATAAAAGAGATTGAAGAATTTACTATTAACAACGTTATAAACACTATTTTAAAATGAGAACATTAAGCAAAGGAAACTACCGGGCAGTATATGACCCGGCAAAAGAAGAAAGCATGAGTATGATTGCCGTCTACAAGAAGAACCTGGACGGCACGTTATCCCTAATCAATAAGGAGATGGGGAATGAGACGGACGAAGAAAGTCTGAAAGAAAAGGCAGTAAAAATTATTAACGAACTAAATAAAAAGAGGATTAAATTATGAATGCAGGTATCGTATTTTTAACTATCATTATTTTTATCGTTCATCTTATGTTGAGTGCCGAAGTAGGCTCTACGGCAGAAAGGATGAACAGGAGTTTCGGTGTATGGATGCTTCTGGCACTTATCATTTCCCCGTTTATCACAGCCATCTTTGTTCACTGCCTGGGACCTATTCCAGTTCTTGAAAAGAAGGAGAAAGAAGACGATGAAGCCGAGAAGTAACAGGTATATCTATTATTATGACAAACGGTCGAAGAACAAGCCGTACCGGGTTATAATAGAGGTTGAAAAGAAGAAGTACAATATCGGTTATTTCCGGACCGTGGAAGAAGCAAGAACAGCCCGAGACGAATTCATTAAAAATCATTTTTCCGTCTCCATAAGCTGGCAACGGTTACAGGAAATGAATGTGATTGTGGATAAGATTGCCGAACTTTCGGAAATTCTTCTCTCCTATAGGGATATTTCCACAAATGAGGTTATTCGGAAAATCGGGAATATCAAGCAGAACGCGATTTCCATAAAGAAAGTTATTGCATAAATATTCACTCAATTTGTATAATTATTCATTTTTGTTTTGTAGTATGAGAACCTGGGTTTAGCGAAACCCGACAGACTGGGACGTTGTGAAACGTCCCTTTTCTTTTTCTAAATCTTGACAATCGAGTTAATAATACTTGAAGAATGACAAAAAACCATAATCTACCAGTCCTTTTTCTACTGCATTGGCTTCTTGTTCAAACACGATTGCATGGTAACAGTCATGGTTTATAGCCTGGATTCTCTTAATCCATTTCTTTATACCGCCACTGAAACCCGGGTGATATTTGATTAAGGCTCCTATTACACGTACAAGCCATTCCAGGGCGTAATACAGATAGAACGTCAACGGGATAAGGAGAAGTAGCCAGGGGCACGAGAAAACGCCTGCAAGACCGCTAAAAAGCACGGTGCCCGGTATCATTAATGATTTCCATTGATAGGAATGCGTTTCTTCATGTTTTAGGAATTCTTCGTCATAATACTCTTTCGTTTTCTTGCATAACAGCCAGCAAAAAATTAGGATTGCGGAAAAATTCGGGATGATAATTTTCGCAATTTTCGATTCATAAATTACCTTCATGATTTTACAATTTTTAAGATTAAACATGTGTAAAGGTAGGCTTTTTCGAGGAAATTTCTGTCAATATTTATTACTATTTATAACTATCTGGAAATCAACACTTTGACATTTTACCATAAGGGTATTATCTAACCCCTAAAGGGGTACGTAGTTCCCTTTCTTCTTTTACCCTTACGGGTATATTAATAGGAGGAAGAACTGCAATATAGCAATAGGGGGTTTGGGGGAGGAAGGGGAAAGAGTGAAAAATGGGGAAGGGGGATAAAGTAAGATATGGAAAGTGTTAACGGAAGTAAAAACAGAAAGGGGAGACGAAGCGAAAGAAAGAAGACGAAAACAAGAAGGGATTTTGGGAAAAAGGCGCGCCCGGCAAAATTTTCTCGAAAAAATTTTGTGGATTGAAAAATTATCCCTATGTTTGCAGTGCTTAAACAAATGGCGGCTCAGTTCTGAAAAGAGCTGGGAACCGCAAAAGAAAAGGGGTTATCTGTAGATTACGCTTTTACAAATACCGCTTTTAAAAATTTCCCCTTTTCTTTTTGTTTTGTAAGCAGGTGTTTGTAGGCGTTAATATCCTTGAGCAAGATATTTGTAAAAATGGAAATTTTGTAAAAGAAGCGTAATCTATAGAAAATGAAAAAAGATACAGAAAAATCGGCATCACGCCAGGACATTTCAAAAAAGATTAAATCTCCTATTAAGGATTTTAAGAATATACAGACTATCCAGGATTATGAGTATTGCTGCGTATTGTGCGCTATTAGATTGATAAACAACAAGTATTGCAAGAGAAATCAGAAGAAGTATCAGTATAAGACGTTTTGGAAAAGAAGTTTTACTACACAAGAACTGTCATTGAAGATTGCGGAAGAAGTGGGTATTTCCTACAGAAAAGCGAAGGATTATATCAAGTTTTTAAGATTGAATGACTATATTAAATTTCCCGAAAAGGATGTATGCACAATCATAAACAAGGATTTCAAGGATGTAACGGAAGAGATGTATTTACCGGATTATTTGCGTTATGTGATTAAGGAGAAGGGGGTGAAATGGTCTCCTATTTTTACAAGGATATTGAATTACATTTCAAAGAAGATAAGATATTACAAGTATTGTAAAGAGATTGCAGAGTATAATTTGGACGTATGGAATGACGAGGAATCAAAGAAAGACGAGATTTTAAAGATAGTTGAATGGCTGTACAATAACGAGGACTGGAAGGAATCGGATTATGACAAGGTTTATGAAAAGGCTGTAAAGATGGCGCATAAGCACGCATTAGAGGCAATAAAATGGAACAATTGCGAAGTATCATTCTATGAAAGCCCTAAACGTATTGCAAGCCGTATGAAATGCAGTGTAGACACAGTGAGAAAGTTTATAAAGGCATTGAAAGAGATTTTTGGAGAAAGAGTATACATGAAGCCGGAAAAGGCGACTAAATCAATGAGATACAACCCTAATTTGAATAACTATACGATAGCATTGCCGGACAGGGAGGAATGGAAGAATATATTTGCAAGAAGATTTGAGAAGATTAAAGAAGGTGTTTCAAGGGTAAAGGATTCTGTTTATTATCTCAAAAGAGTTTGGTTCAGAAAAGAAAAGGGTTATTTGTGGGAAGACAAGGAGTTCAATAGAATAGCAAAAAGAAGTGCTGCTGTAACGTGTGGAGAAAAGGAATTGCCGTGCAAAAAGAGGTTGAGTTTTTATTACACCCTAAAAAAGAACTTGGAATACTGGGAGGACAATTTCAAGAAGGAAAAGGAAATAGAAGAAGAAAAGGAACGTTTTTATAAGTCTGAAATACAAAGGGAGGTTGAAGAAAACGGCAGAATTGATTTGGTGGCGAAATATCGCTGTCACGAGGCACCCGAATACGAAAATTACAACCCTAATGAATTTGAAGCATATAGAGTATGGAAACGGTAAGTGAATACATATACAATGACTATGAGACCGAGGACGTAGAACTGTACGCAGAACAGATGATACGGGAACGCATAGCGCGTGACGAGAAGCGACGCGAACAGATAGAAAAGGCTTTGGCGAAAGCCGAAAGGACCAGGAAACGGGTAGAAAACAGAAGACGGAAGTATATAAAGACAAACCCTATCCGCGCGAAGTACAAATACCCGGTATTGGATAAATATTCAAGTTAAAAGCTTGGTTATTTGACTGATAATGCCTATTTTTACCGTTGTAATTGCAATTTCGTTATAACTTAAAAAGGCATTATTCATGAATATTAATAAAAAAGAAGAGAAAGTGTTCGGACGTGCACAATTTGAACAGTTTCTCATTGACAAAGACTATGAGGCATTCACCGCAAAGCAGGTAGCGGCTTTTGCTACTGATGTTTTGAACAAATCGGAAAACAACGAAATGGACGAGTTCGAGAAAGCATGTGCAGCCGCAGACTGGAAATCACTCGAAACAGTTAAGGTGCTGAATGACCTCTACGAGGAAGAACCTATGTTCATAAGACCTTCACAGGTGGAAGTGATACCGGGAAAGGAAGGTATTTTTAAATCAATGTCCGAAAACCGGGACATGCTTCGATACAAAGAAACACCTCTGAACATTTTCAAGGGCATAGCCGGAATGTGCGTATCTGATGATATAGAGAAGGCACGGAAGGGCGAACCTATCGGAACCGTCAAAAGCTGGGGAGGGAAAGAATACGTGAAGACCGCGAACGGCTGGGTACGTCGCCAGGGAATCAAGACAAAGGAGACCGCGAAGGAGGAGAAGCCGAAAGAAAAGAAAGGCGGTTTTCCTACAGTTGAAAAACTTGTGGCTGCGGCCGCAAAGTCGGGGAACAACCCTAAAGAGGCAGAAAGGGTTATCAGAGAACATTACGACTATCTGAAAAAGAAATACCCGGAAGCATCACCGAGTAAACTTGTACATATTGCATATACCATTTCCTAAAATTCCGTCGCATATGATTATGGGAAAACTACATAAAATAAGGGAATACGTAATGAGTTTATATTTTCCCGTGTTGCTGAGCATACCTATCTCTTTTTCCAACACAGCATCCTTCGTTGAGAAATATGTGTTTCGGGACTGGGAGTTCTTGAAATACCTAATGATTCTTATAGTGATAGATACACTTGTAAGCTGGGTATATCATATCAAGAACAAGGACTTTTCAAGCAAGGGCTTTTCAATGATTATTACGAAGCTTTTCATTTATTCCGCTATTCTGATTGTTTCGCATGTGATGGGGAACTTTACTGTGGAAGGCGGCAATGTGGAGATATACACATGGTTCCGTGCTGTGGTGTGTAATGCGCTTATAATACGTGAATCAATCTCAATTGTGGAGAACGCGGCAAAGGTAAGCCCTACTTTGGTACCTCAGAGAATTAGAAAATATCTGTCTGATTTCGACGAGTTCGGGGATAAGAAACCGAAAGCGATAAAAGAAATGAGAGGGGAATAACTATGGCACAAGGTGATTATTTGCCCGGAACCTATTCAAGGGTCGGAACAGAGGAAAACCCAGGTATATATTATGGAGGAGATGCAGGCGGTGGTACCTCACAGACAATGCCCCCGAAAGTAAAGAAGATATGGGTATTGGAACATGACAGGTGGAACATGCGGAATTACTGGATTTCCGGCGGTGTTTTCAGTGTTCCGGCAATATGGGTTCTTGTAAAGGGGTTGTGGGATAATTTCGGAAAGTGGATGAAAGACGGAATCTGGAAAATGGAACAACCGACATTTTCCACAGACAATATTTGGCGTAACAATTTCGTATGGTATAACGATTTAAAATTCAGATTATGAAAAAAGCAGTATTTTATCAAATACAGGACGGTGACACGAGGGCACAGGTTGCACAGGGGTTGCAAGGCAATTTCGAGGCATTGCAGCAGGCAATAGAAGATATACCGTCTTATACGCTTCCTATCAGACTGAATCCTAACAGCGGTATTATAGACAGCGAGGAGGACTATAATTCAATCCTTCCGGCTTCTTACCTGGAACAATATCCGTGGCAAGCTGGATATGCAGAAGGTTTGCCCTGGTTGTGGATGAATTTTGTTGGCGGTGTAAAGAAGGGTACGGTTATCTGTATCAAGCACAACAACAAGTTCTGTGAGTTTACGGACATTCCAAAGAGTATCGGTACCGTGTCGGAAGACAAGCGGTTCATTACACTGGAAAAGACCAATGAATATCTTGGTTTTGAGTGTCAGAAGGATTTGGGAGTGAAGAAAACTGAACTTCCGGGTATATACCAGGTATATGTGATTGACGCAGGAGGAGCCGTAGAGCAGGAAATTGTATTTGAATGAGACTGGTTGAAAGACATATTATCAAGGATAACCGATTTGAGGAGGTTTGCCACAAGTCCGGATTATTGTACAACTATGTTTTGTACAATGTCCGGCAAGGCATTTTCTCAAAGAATTATTTGAAAGAATACGACTTTTCAACAAAACTAAACAGAGAAAATCAGTTTGATTTCAGAAATTTGCCTTCTTCTGTTTCTCAACAAGTGATAGCACAAGTATTTTCATCTATAAAAGGATGGATGAGGAGCGTTAAGGAATTTGAGAAGAATCCTTCAAAATTCTATTCAAAACCCAAATTACCGAAATACAAAAGCGGTAAGAAGCAAAATATGATTGTTTTTACAACCAGTGCTTGTAGAATTAAAGATAATCATATTTATTTTATTAAAAACATTATACAACCAATTAAAACCAATGTAAAGAAAGAAGAACTTAAACAAGTAAGAATTGTACCACAAGCAACATGTTATGTTGTGGAAGTGATTTATGAAAGAAAGGAACAAAATCTTGATTTACAGAAAGATAATTTCCTTTCGATTGATTTAGGATTGAACAATTTATGTACATGTACCAACAATGTAAACCAAAAATTTTTCATTGCAAACGGAAAAGTTGTTAAATCTTTTAATCAATGGTTCAATAAAACAAAAGCAAAATGGATGTCTTTTGTAGGAGATAGAGGAATATCAAAAAGATTGAAAATACTGATTTGTTATCGCAATCTTTGGATTAATGATAAGATGCACAAAATCAGCAGGTTTATCATTAATTTTTGTAAGAAAAACAATATAGGTACGATAGTAATAGGTCTTAACAAGAACTGGAAACAGAATATCAATCTTGGAAAGAAGAATAATCAGAAATTTGTAGATATTCCTTTTTCAAATCTTGTTGATAAAATTTCCTACAAAGCAAAATTATTGGGTATTGATGTAAAGATAACGGAAGAAAGTTATACATCCAAAGTAGACCATTTGGCTTTTGAAACTCTCGAAAAACATGATATTTACCTTGGAAAAAGAAAGAAACGCGGATTATTTCAATCGTCTGTAAATCAGTTGATTAATGCAGATATAAACGGTTCAATTGGAATAATAAGAAAAGTATTCGGTGATTTTGCCATACGGCAGATAATCGGTAGTGGGTTAGCGTTTAATCCTATCAGAGTAAATATTTTGTGATATAAATATGAATTTGATAAATAAATTTTAAAATTTTAGTAACGTGAGATTGTATAGATTTTTAGACGAAGACAAGAATATCGACGTAACATTAGTGACAGACGGAAGCTGCGACCAGAAGAAAGTGTTTATCACCGAATCACCGCGTGGAATTACCCCTAAAGGGAATGTAACGGACCCGGAAGGCGGTGCAGAACTTTTGAAGCTCGGTTTCAAATGGAATGTGGGCGAAGCAGTCATGCACGAAGAACTTGTAGCGTTTGCAGAAGAAAAGGGTTTGGAATTGATTATAGACCCACAAGGACTTAATGAAATCGTGTCCGTAACGGCGGAATGGAACGACGAGAACGCTTGTGTAATCACCATCAAAACAAGTGTTCCGGCAAAGAAGGACGTAGATATCTATTTCCCTAATAGCGTTGACTTGAAGGAAAGCGCGGAAAGATTCGGAGTAGTTAGAGGAGACCGTAAAACCATCTCTACAAAAGTTATGTCCGGCAAGCCTATGGCGTTTACACTGGCAGATTTGGGATTGAAGGCGAAAGAGGATTTGAACGTGGTTATCATTGCGGATAACGACACCTGGCGCGAAGAACTTGTAGCACAAAACGCATAAGGACATGTTACGATTGTTATTTACAACAGAGGATAACGTTCACCAGATGACCGTAGTAACTGACGGAATAGACGGCCAGATGAAGGTTTTCGTAACAGAAAGCCTCTATGGTGACGTGGAATATTATAAGAGTTTGGGTATCGTGATAGAACCCGGACACACCTATAATATAGGACAGTTCAAGGAATGGGCGTTTAAGTCGCTTGTTAAGCTTATCGCATATCCGGAAGGATTCGAGGAAGAAAGCATTGTATTGTCGGATATCCAGGATGTAGTAGAGTATGTTCTGGAAACAGATGAACCTACATTGAACTTCCTTGCAAAAGGAGGCGATGATATGTGCGTGGTTACCTCTTCCAAACAGACTTTCAAGAACGGGCAGCCAGTGGGACATCCGGAAGGTGTTCCGGTAACATTCTCAATATCCGGAACTGGATTTAAGGTTGACGGTGGAGGACAAGTAACGGTAGACGAGAACCCGAACAACACTATAAGAAAGGCAGTTGTGACGGTTAAACAGAATGAGAGCGGAAAGACCGTGCAGATTGAATGTGTACAGGCCGCATCTACCGTGTCATACGAATACGTACTGACGCTTAATCCTACATCAGTGACTTTTGACGGTGCAGGAGGTGAAAAGTTGGTTACAGTGACTTCTACAAGAACAAAAGTTCTGAATGGAGTAAAACAACAGGCACAAACCTACCCTACGGACATAGAGCTTGCAGGTGTAGGATTCAGCTATGAAGAGAGTGGAAACAACTACAATCTGAAAGCTGCGGAGAATACCGGGACTTCACAGAGAACGGGAAAAGCAACCATTTCACAGGAAGGCGGAAAGACCGTACAGATGAACTTGACACAGAATGCGGCTACAGTGACGTATGATTATGCGCTTACAGCCAATTCACAGACCATACAGTTTGTAGCACTCGGTGAAACAAAGGTATTGCAAGTGACATCTACCAAGCAGAAGAAGGTGAATAACAAACCTTCCGGAAATCCCGAAAAGGTGGATACCACGGCAGTATTGACTGGAACCGGATTCAGCCAGACTTCATCAGAAACTTCTAATGGAGAGAATTACAGCATAGTGGCAACAGAGAACAAGGCGGACAGGACAAACACAGGGTCCATCTCCATTTCACAGGTAGGAAGTAGCAAGACATTGCAGGTATCACTGACACAGCTTGCAGCAACAATTACCTATGAATACACGTTGACTACAGACCCGACAGCACTTTCGTTTGCAGCAGCAGGAGAAACAAAGACATTCGGAGTATCAAGCAAGAAACAGAAGAAAGTGAACGGGAAGAACGACGGTTCACCTATAACGGTTGATTACACTACTGTAGTGAGCGGTACAGGATTTACCAAGGGGTCTACCGAATACTCTGTAATCGCAGCAGCCAATACGGGCGCACAGCGTACCGGAACGGCAGTTGTTACGGCAGCAGAAGGAGGAAAGAAAGCGACGGTAAACCTTACACAATTGGCTGGAGCATAAAAATTGTTTACAATGGGAAAAAGGAAAAAAAAGATTATACAAAAAGCGGAAAAGCCGGATTTGATAGCGAGCCTTTCGAGTTTGTCCATTGAAGAGATAGACAGATTACAGAAGGCCGCGCCTATGGCTTTCCAAAGCAAATTGCAGGCTGCACTGAACTCGAATGATGCAGGGGAGATAATGAAAGCTAATTTGTATCTGGGAGAAATCAACAGACAGCCGACAAGAATACAGTCTGTTTTCTTTGACCCTAACGACATATCCGGCAACGGAAGAGGATTCAAGGATTCCAAAGGGGTTCTATCCTTTTCCGTATTGCGTCGGATGGGAGATATCCATATAGTGAAAAGTATCGTGTCTACACGTGTGGAGCAGATAATGAACTTTATGGATTTTTCGGAAGACGAGCAGAAGGAAGGCTACACAATCAGAAAGAAGAAAAGCCTTTTTTCTACCGGGGATGAAAAACTGACAAACGAGGACAAGAAAAAGATTGCAAAGATAGTCGAATTCCTGGAAAAGGGAGGATGGACGGACAAATGGGATAATGTAGACAGCTTGCAGGAATTTGTAAGTAAAATAATGTCGGACAGTCTTACATTAGACCAGTTGGCCTTTGAGATGGTGCGCAACAGAATGTGGGAATTGCAGAAATTCCGCGCTGTGGACGCTTCTTTGATACGTTTTCTGGATAGTGTAGACCCGAGACAAAGGGAAGGTTTCGAGCAGTACAGATTCAAGGGGCATTTGCCGCGTTACTGTATGGTGTGGGACGAAATGATTCTGCACAATCCTATAACGAAGGAACCGATATTGTATTACCCGTGGGAGCTTGGTTTTGGTATCAGAAACAAGACATCTGATGTAAGAAGAAACGGATATGGGGTATCGGAATTGGAAACGTTGGTGAATATTATAACTTGGATATTGTGGGGCTTTTCCTATAATGCAAATTTCTTTTGCGTTTCACCGGAAACACTCGTTACGACGAATAAGGGTTTAAGAAGAATAAAGGATTTGGTAGGTACAGAATTTGAAGTTTTTGATGGTGTGGAATACTGCAAGGCATCCGCATACAAGACAAGGATAGATGATTTGTACGAAACAAGACTGTATAACGGCTTAAAGATAAGAACAAGCCGTGAACACAGATTCTTGACTATAACGGATAAAGATAAGTCTCCTAAATGGAAAAAACAAAAGGATTTGACTACAGACGATTATTGTTTGGTGGATATAAATACTTATGGAGATTTTCATGAGGAGGATTATTTCATAGGAAAAGAATATTTTAGGGAATTTACTAACCCGACAAAGGAAGCTGTTCTTAAAAAAGAAAGAACTTTCACCCCTTCTTTGGAGATGGTGAAAGATAAGCATTTTTGGGAAATGATTGGTTTTGCTTTAGGGGATGGTACCTGGTTGGAACATATACTTGAAATTTTTCCTCATCATACGAAAGATAAAAAACTTTTTGGTGATTTCTCTAAAGTGTTGGATAAATACGGAATAAATTATCGTATAAAGAAAAGTAATCCTTCCACACAAAGAAGTGATGGGGAATATGGATATCCGTATATATTCATATATGATACATGTTTTATTGACTGGCTTATAAGTATAGGATTCGGATATACAAGGGACAAGAAGATACCCGTTTCTGTATTTAACTTGCCGGAAGAGTTGAGATGTGCGTTTTTGAGAGGTCTGTTTTCGGCAGACGGTCATACATCTGCAAATATAATGGGTTATAAAACCCCTACTATTTGTTGTGTGAATAATGATTTGAGGCAAGATATATTACAATTATTATTAAGCGTTGGGGTTGCTGCGAGAGAGTGCAATAGAAGTAAAAGCAGATATAATGACCCAGTAACACTTGTTATTCAAGATGTAATGTCTTTTGTTGATAAAATAGGTTATTTGCAAGATTATAAAAATGAAGGTATATCAAGAGGAGAAAGGACAAAGGGCAAATGGGATTTGGTGCCTAATTCCTTGGCTTTAGATATACTGGAAAACAACAGAGGAGGTGACATATCTTTCTCAAAGCATCATGTGAAAAAAGGTGGAAGGATAAGTAGAGGTAAATTAATAAGGGTTTTGACCGAGGCAGGATGTAATGTGCCGGAAATATTAAATTATCATTTCTATAAGGTAACGGACAATTCCAGACTTGTAAAGGAGAAGGAACAACTTTACGATATAGAGGTATTCAATGATAAGCATATATTTCTTGCCAATTATACAGCAGTTCATAACTGCCAGGGGTCTCAGCCTAAAGGGTTTATCAATATAAAGAATCCTAACATATCAAACAGTACATTGCAGGAGTTTAGGCAGGCATGGACGCAGACGATGGCAGGATATCAAAATTCGCACCGCACACCCGTTATAAACGGTATAGATTTGGAATGGGTTGATTTACAGAAACTTAGCAATCGTGATATGGAATTTAACGAGTGGATAAAGTTTCTTATCATAATGACATGTTCCGTATATCGTATAGACCCGTCCGAACTTGGATTCAATTTCAAGGAAAGTCAGCAGATATTCGGACAGGACGGACAACGAGAAAGATTGAAGCACAGCCGTGAAAAAGGATTGAAGCCTTTATTGATATTCTTGCAGGGCGTCATTACAAAGTACATTGTGAGCGAGTTGGATGAAAACTACGAGTTTGCATTTACAGGAATAGAGGTGGAAGACGAAGAAGCACAGGTAAAACTGGATTCTGAAAAACTGAGTAGCGGCATGGTTTCTATGCAGGATATATTTAAGAAGTACAACGGACGAGACTTTGACCCGGAAAAGGACATCATTCTTAACCAGGTGTACCAGGGGATGAAGCAGGCAGAAGAACAGAATAAAATGTTCGGAGCTTCACAGCCGGGGCAACAGCCGGAAGGCGTGCCAGAAGGGGACGAAGAAGACCCGTTTGCACAATATAAGTCATTCAATGAAAACCCTATAATGAAACCAGCAGTTGACTATTATTTGAAAAATCTTTACAAATAAGAAATTATGGAAACTTTCGATGATTTAAAGTTAGAAAGATATATAAACAAGGCTCTTTTAGAAAAGAGCTTCGGACGTACAGAATTGTATGATACGCTTTTGGAGATTGCAAAGGCGCAACAAGGCGTATATGTGAACAACGCGGTAAACCGGAAGCTTGGCATTGTTGCGCTGCCATACAAGAAAAGAAAGGCTACGGAGGAAGAGAAAGCCGATTTAACCAAGACAACAGAAGACCTTTATAAGGAAGGTAGTGCGTGGAAACGAGACAGACAGATTAAAGTACATAACAAAGTGAAGTCTGAATATCGGAAGAAAATGCTATTTGAGACAAAACCGCGTGCTTACTTAATGCTTGGCGGTGGTGGTTCGGGCAAAGGGTATTATCTTAAGAAGATGAAGGAGAAAGACCCTTCTATTGATAAACTTCCAGTTATTGATGTGGACGATATGCGTGACATGATACCGGATTATGAAAGGGTGAAGGGAATAGACCCAAAGAAAGCTTCATCCTATGTGCATGAGGAAGTATCGGATATAGGTAAAGCGATAGACAAGGAATATATAAAATCTAAATCTTCTTTTGTAAAAGATGCTGTATTTGGAAACCCGGCAAAACTTGAAAAATTGGTTGATGAATTGAAGGCACAAGGTTACGATGTCCATTTGGTAGGCGTGGCAACCGATTTCAGTACGGCTTTGGATAGAATACAGAAACGTTTTGAGAGAACGAAACGGTATGTTCCTACAGAAGTGGCGAAAAAAGGACATAAAGGAGCGTCCGAATCTTTCAAGAAAGTTATCGAAACTCCGTTGAAAGATAAATTCAAGTCCGTTAAATTGTATGACGGAAATTCCGATAATGGAGTGATTTATGATAACAAAGTGTTAAATCAAAAAGAACTTGATAGGTTTCTTAAAAAAATAGACTTATAAATTTGTTCAATTCTGAACAGTTTTGTATATTTGCATAGAAACTTAAAGAAAGGAGTAAAATTATGGCAAAGAAAAAGTACGGAATTGATATGACGGCTGACGAATGGTTTGAGATTGAAGAACGTGGAATGGGCGAAGGTTGGACGATGGAAGAAGTTGCAGCTTTAGGTCCAGAAGGTAGAGAGTTTCATAGAAGCGCTCCATATAATCCTTACTTCCCGAAACCAGATATGTCTATTTTTAACGAAGACCTTTATGATGGTTATAAGATAAAGAAGAATGTCGGAAAAGAAAGTTGATGGTATAAGAACCCCTTTGGTATCGCGTCTTATTGGAGTGAAAAGACACGTGAAAGACCCTATCAGATATCCGAAAATACAATGCGGTTATGAAGGTCTTGCACAGACCATGTTTGCTACACAGTCGGACGCGATGATAAAGGAGCTTGTAAAGGAAATGATTAAAACGGTTGAAAGATGATATTCTCACCGGAAGAGATACAAAAACTGTATGATATAATAGACTACCGTCTTGCAAGAATTGTAGCCGATGTAATGGGGGATGAACTGTTGACACCGGAAGACAAGTCTTTGTTAAGACGGTATGGCTATAAATGGAGAAGGGAGATAGAAAAGTTACCACCCTATTTTCAATCCTATCTGTTTGGAAGGTTGAGTGCACAACTGACGCCTTCCCAATTGTCTACACTCAATTTTGACGATTTTACCAAGTATATAGACCGTCATCAATGGGCGGCACTTACATCTTTGGAACAGGAAGTGTATTATGCGGCAGCAACACGCACATACTCCTATATAAAGACGATGGGGGAACGGGCAAAAACGATAATGTCTAATGCCGTATCGGAAGAAGAGGTAAAAGTTCTTGTGGAACAGCAAAGACAATTGGAACTTGGAACGATAAAGAAGGAAATGATAGAAGGCGTTCTGAAAAAGAAGTCCGTGCAGAATATTGTCAGTAATATAGGGCATTCCTTGGAAGACTGGAACCGTGATTGGGGGCGTATAGTGGAAACCGAGATGCAGAACATCTATCAGACTGGGGTAGCCCAGCAGATAATGAAGGAACAGGGAGCGGACGCGCTTGTATATAAAGAGGTATTCAGTGGAGCGTGCCAGCACTGTATAAAGTTTTACACCACGGCAGGGATAGGAAGTAAACCGAGGATATTCAAGCTTATAGACCTTATAAACAACGGGGACAATATAGGGAAGAAAGTTAAAGATTGGAAACCAGTGTTAAATAGTGTTCACCCATTCTGTCGTTGTGACCTTAAGGAGGTACCTAAAGGTATGGTTTGGAATGACGAGACGCATTCGTTTGAACCGCCTAAAGAACCATACAAGAGACAGGTAGAGAGAAAGAGTAAAGTAAAAATATATGTTGGAGATAAAAAGTTTGAGGTATGAGGTTCGGATATAAAGGAGATGTAGAGGTGTTGACCCTACGGAAGACAAGGGTAACAAAGGAATATGTAAAGGAAAGCGCGGAAGAGGTGGATGTGTACAACTGGGAGATTGTCCCGGTACGTCTGGACCAGATAAAGGAGGATGAGTATGTATTACTCTATTGCATGATGAACAGTACGAACCTATTCAAGAAGGGGGTAAAGTGTATCGATTTCAAAGGCGAGATGGAAAATATTGTGTTAGACAATGGAGCGATAATTTCTGTATGTGAAGATGCAAAACATCTCGTTTTTACAATGCCGCATCAAGTAACGATACCGCTTGTTGATGAAAAGACATTCGATGAATGGACCGATGAAGATTGTTTTGGAATAAATAGCGGAAGCAGTCGAAGGGGTGCTGATAAGGAGATAGAACAAGGAGATGTAGAGGAATACATAAAATTCTATAATGATAATCCGGAATATATGCATATGGGTGTGAGAACGGTAAAGATAAAGGAAAGAGGATTATCATTATATGAAGGGAAACTGTATAACATAGAGGCTGGTCCCGAATACGCGCTTATAACTAAAAAAGGTTTGTTTTTGAAAACGGAGCATTGATATGATGGAAGGAGGGTTTAATACCGGGTTTGTGGAAATAAGGACGCTTGAAGGCGAGAAATTCCTAAAGGATATAAGGATTAATGAAGCCGTAAAGACAAGACATTCCTATACGCTTGCAAACGGTCTGCATGTACGCGAAATGAAGCCACGCGAATCAGTGTACAACATTTATTTTATCGCTGGTAAGGAAGGTGTGCTTAACAGAGTGTCTGGTGAACAGATGGTATGGACGTATGGAAAGAACTATCTTGTTCCGGTAAAAGTAAAGGAATTGAACATTTCCGACAGAATTGTTCTGTATGGGAACAAGAGGGGTAGGATTGACCGGATAGAAAAGGTGGAGACACTTAACAGGTATTTTTATAAGCCCGAATTGAAGAAAAACACTTCCTATTATATTGATAATGTCTGTATTTTTGGATAGATTGTGCAAATTTCGTATTTTAGCAAAAAATTTGTAGCTATGAATTTAAAGAAATTATTTCATTTACAGACAGCAGAACAAAAGGTGTCTGAATACAGGGAGTTGCTGAGACGCTCCGAAAAGATAGAAGCAAGAACAGAAGAGCTTGCAAACGAATTTGCCGAAAGAAGCCAGGTATTGAAAAGCTTCTCCCTGCTTGACAAGGACGAAAGAGAGATTTCGGAAGAGAAATACAACGAGTTCTTGAAGGAACATACTTCACGGGTTGCACAATTGCAGAAAGACAGGGACAAGGTTTTCAAGGCCATTGCCGCATTCCAGAAAGACGAAGATATAGCGGAAGCCATTGCGGATGTATATGCAGTTCATGTAGCAAAGAAAGCATGGAAAAGTAAGAAGCTTTCCAAAAGCGCATACGATGATATCATGAAGGCAAAGACCGGGGTAGTCAAGTATGCGGACGTGCTTTTGTTCAGAGGCGGTAAGTTGCTTATCTTACAGAGAGCAGGGGAACACATGAACTATACGCCCGATTGGTGCATACCGGGGGGACATGTGGACGAGGGAGAAGATTTCCGTACAGCCGCACAAAGAGAACTTTTCGAGGAGACCGGAATAGACGTTCCGGAAGATACTCTTATGGAGGTCGGTGTAGCCAAAACGAAGAATGCGGAAATTCATTATTTTATGGGGCACGTTGATGATGAATCCCCGGCTTTCGTGGTGGTTGACGGTGAGGAAGAAATCGGCAGTATGTGGATTGACCCGGATACCGAACTGGAAGACTACGACTTCATCTTTGACATGAAAGACAATATCAAGAAGATTTTGGGACTGGAAGTGCAACCCAGCCCGGTAGAAATCGTGATGAAGGCTTTCCAGGAAAAGAAGGTGACGGAAGACGTGGTAAAGTCCGTGTGCGAGAAATACCCTAAGGAGATACGGAAAGCGAACAACAAGACCGATTTTTCACACAGTGAAAGAAAGGACTTGGCAAAGAAAGGAGAGGCAATGCCGAATGGGAAATACCCTATCAGAAATAGCCAGGATTTGAAGGACGCCATTAAGTTGTCCGGTGCTTCTGACATGCCAAAAGAAAAGGTTAAGGCGTGGATTAAGAAACGCGCTAAAGAGCTGGGTCTTGAAAGCGAATTGCCGGAAGAATGGAAAAGTAAGGAAGTTGAAAAGACGATGGACTGTAACGATGCGAATGCTATTTGCAAGGAAGATTTGGACGACAAGCCAAAAGGCCCGGAAGGTGACGGAATAGCAAAGAACGAGGAAACGGAAACTACGAACGAAGAAGCGAACAGCGAGGAAATAGAGAAGTCGGAAGATGGACTGACGGTTTCTATGAAGTTTTCTTCTGTGGAAGACGCGATGATATTCAAAAGTGTTATTTCCGAAATGATTCAAGAGGGGAAAGTGAAAGCCGATGTACTGGAAAAGGCAAAGAAGGAGGACGGTATGTATGCCGTATTTGCCGATTTCGCTAATTTCCTGGAAGGCGTTAAGACGCGTTCAAAAAATGTGCATTGGAAAGAGGAAGACAATGCCAAGCACAAGTATCTGGACGATTTGTTAGAGGAGCTTTCCGACTATGAAGATAAGATAATGGAAGCCGGACAAAGCGGTTTCGGCCGTTTCAAGGACGGGGAGATAAATGGTGAGGAGATAGAGGTAAACGACCCTATAGAATTGGTGGACCTCATTATAGACCGTACAAGAGAATTCTATTCCAAGCTTGACAATAACCCCGAATATGCAGGGGAAAAGTCGTGGGTAGAAGACTTCATGGCAACACTCAAGCAAACTAAATATCGTTTACAATTACATTAACTGTTTTGGGGAGGGGTGTAAACACCCCTTCTTTTTATTAAAGGAAGCTATGGAAAAGGATATACTGAGTTTGTGGATAATTATCTAAAAGCGAAGGGTGAATAATTTTTGCATAAAACTTTGGCTATTTGCATAAAAATCCATACATTTGAATCGGTAAAGCTGTAAATATATTTTAGTTATTGTAATATATTGATTATTAGATATTTACAGAAACATGTTTATTTCAATTCGTTGGATTACAGATTATTATAAGATGTTTGAAGTAGATTCAAAATTTAATTTTTTCACAGAAGCAAACTTTGAAAAATCAGATTTCAATCCTATGGATTACCCGGTAGGGGACGATAGAAGGTATGAAAAAATGATTTTTGAAGGTTTGGCGTCCGATTCTTCCATAGATTCGGAGGATGAATCTATGAATCCCAACGGATTTGTAATAGACCGCTTTTTAAAACACGGTCTAATCAATTTAGACCATTTGCCATCACGAAGCCCTATCAATAAATCAAGGTTCTGGATAGGACACCCATTAGACGCATATGTAAAGAATAACAAGTTCTACGTACGTTGCCAGTTATGGAAGAAATCACCGGAAGCAAGAGCGTTTTATGACAAGGCACTGGAAATGCTTGCAAGCGGTACAGACCGGAAGCCGGGTTTCTCCGTTGAAGGAAGAGCACTTGAAAGAGACAAGAACAATCCTAAAAAGGTGACAAAAGCGCTCATAACAAACGTAGCAATGACAATGACGCCCGTAAATGCAAATTCGTTTGCCGATATAGTAAAGGGCGTGCAGACAGTAGATTTCGTAGAGGACAATAAAGAAGAAATTAACAACGGTTCTAATAACGTTCTTGTAGAGCTACAGAAGGACGGATATAATATAAAAATAGACAAATCTTTCAACGTTACCATTAACCCTATCATAGTGGAAAGAGACGAAAGATTTCAAGAGCTTTATAATTATTATCTGAACGGTAATGTAGGATTGAACGTTATAAAGGACTATTTGAGAACCGTTAATAAATAAGTTTGTACACAATTAAAAGTTTAATAAAGATGGACGAAAAATATTTGAACGACCCTATCGTATCTCTGATGAAGTCTATGGGATTTTCTGACGAGTACATTATGGCGAACGTGAAAATCGAAAAGTCTGAAAACGGAGCAGCAGCAGGAGACCATGAATCCGAAACCAAAGAGGAAAAGGATATCAACAAGTTGGAAAAGGAAGCCGTAAAGGACGAAGAAAAGGTGAAGGAAGACGAAAAGAATACTGCTAAGGATAAGAATGCAGAAGACGAAAAAGTGGAGAAATCCGACAAGGAAGACATCATGAAATCATTGGGTTCTGTATTTGCACCTTTGATGGAGAATTTCCAAAAGTCTATTGACAAGTTCCAGGAAACAGTGGATGGTATTAATGACAAATTAGACAAAATGTCCGGTGTTACCCCTATGTTCCGTTCAGAAGGACTTGGCAATATGACCGCTATTCAGAAATCTTTCGAGGAAAGAAAGGATGAGGCAGGTAAATACGAAGTTAATGTAGTGAAAGACCGACCTATGGCCGTAAAGCTTATTGAAAAGTCTTTGGAAGAAGCACCGGAAGATATCGCTAAATCATTGGAAAGTGATGCACTTGCATACCTTATCAATCCGGACGCTGAAACAGTGGGTGAAAATCTTGCACGTTACATGTACGAAAAGAATGGTGTAAAATTCGTGAAATAAACTCTATTAAATAAAAAGAATATGGATTTGTATAATTATAGCAATCAAAACGGTACTGGCGATGTACTGGGCGGCATGGATTCGGCAGAAATCTTGAAAGCGATGGAAGCAGGTCTTAAGACCGGAATGCAGTATAACAACGAAATCAACAATGGTGGTGGTTTGAAAGTTGAATCCCTGGATTCAGTCTTGAAGATTCTGGGCAACCGTATGAACCAGTTGGTTTATTACATGGAAATGCCTAAACATAAGATTGACAACACTGTACACCAGTACAACCAGTTGTACAAGTATGGTGAGGAAGTTGGTATTTTCAATGCAGAAGGTGAAACTCCGCAGGAAACCGATTCTCAATACAGACGTAAATCAATCGTAACCAAGTTCATGGGTGTTTCCGGACAGGTTACACATCCGGGAATGTTGGTTAAATTGGCTGGCAATATGGACATGTATCAGAAAGAAGTCGAGAATAAGACTATCCTTCTGAGTACCATTATCGACACACGTCTTGTTGACGCTGATTCTTCTTGTGTAGCCGAGCAGTTCGACGGTGTTTTCCGTCAACACATGTTGGGTATCAACGAAATGGACGGTGGCACGGCAGAAGGTAAGACTTCTGAACAACTGTTAGACGGTTATTTCAACAGTCCGGCAGTTATCGACGCACAAGGTTCTGTGTTGAATGACAGTCTGATTCAAGACGCTGCAAACGTTGTAGTGAACGTTTATAACGGTTATATCGACCGCATCATTTCTAACCCGATTGTGTTCAACAACTACGTTAAGATGTTCCACGAAAGCAAGCGAGTTATTGTAGGTCTTGCTGCCTCTGTAACTGGTGCAACAATGGGACAGTCTGTAAACGACGTTACAACTCAATTCGGTAAGATTAACATTAAGAACGACCGTTTCTTTGACGAACGTAAACCTATCACAGCAGGAAAGGGAGCTTCAAGTGCTAAAGCTCCGGTTACTCCGGTTGTTGGTATTGCTATTAAGGTTAATGCAGCCGATACCAAGACTAATTTCGGCAACCATGCTGGCTCTTATGGCTACTTGGTAACAGCAAAGAATCGTTATGGTGAATCTGCACCTCTGAATATCACATCTACTGGTGCCCAGGCTGTAGCTGCTTCTGAATCAGTAGAATTTGGCTTTACTGCTGGCGTAGGTGGTGCATATCCGGCTACTTGCTTCGTGGTATACCGTACCAAGAAGAATGCAGTTCTGAATGCAAACACTGAATACTATCCTATCTTTGAGGTTCCGGCTTCACAGATGGCAACAGGTTATGACGGTGCAGCCGCAAATTGTGTACGTGACCGCAACCGTATCATTGCAGGTACCAAGTCAGCTTTGGTATACTACAATGACAGTCAGATTAACGAATACTTGCAGTTTGCAGACACCATGAAGATGGACTTTGCCGTTACATCTCCGAGCAAACGTTTTGCAATTTTGAACTACGGTACCCCGGTATTGTATCAGCCAGCAAAGATTGTACGTATCGTTAATATCGGTGAAGAAGGCTTGTAATTAGCTTGATATAAATTTATATGTTTAAGAAGTGAAAAGTGAAAGGGAGGGAGTAATTGAACTCCTTCCCTTTTTGTTTAAAAATTTTGTATTATGGAAAAGGTAATTTTAAAAAGTCGGGTGTATAACAACCATAGAATTGTGCTTAATGGTGGCCCGGTACAGTTTGTTAACGGTAGAGCGGAAGTATCGGAAGAACTCTATCAAGAAATAGTAAGCCGTAAACTTCCCGATATTTACAAGGAAGGTGAGGAACCGGAATTCAAAACACGTCTTGAAGAAAAGCTTCGTTCAGAAGTGAAAGAAGGAAACAAGGAATATGAAGAGGAAATAAAACGTCTTAAGAATATCGTCGAGGCGCAGAAGGTTGAAATTTCCAAGAAAGAAAAGGAAATTGAAGTATGGAAGAAATGCGTCGAGGACTTGAAGGCAGGAAACAAGGAAACGCAGGCAGCAGCCCCCGAACCGGAAACAAAGCAGGAAGCCTCTATTAAGGAAGAAGAGGACGACGAGGTGAAGACGGCTCTTAAGAAAATGAAGGTGGACGAACTGAAAGAGCTTGCAATGACAGAAGACGGAGGTTCTTTCAAGGAAGAAGACCTTAAAGGCAAAAAGAAAGAGGAAATTATAGATATGATTTTGTCTAAATAAAAATACTTTACAAGGATGGGTCAATTAACTTTTACGATAAAATACAAGAAAAATTCCGGACTTGTGCTGTCTGTAGCCGAGATATGGCAGACATACCTATATGGGATAACCATTGATGGAGGGCAGGGAGCATCATTTACGGACGAATCCATGCGTTTCTATATAGAATCAGCACAAAGAGAGGTTGAAAACTGGTTCAACTTGAAATTCTGTAAACAGTTAATTGACCAGTCTTTGACTTATTATCAGAAGGACTATTGGCAGCAATTCCCTATATTGTTCCCATCTTATCCGGTAAGGAAGCCGTTAAGCATGATTGGGATGCTCAATAAGATAGAGCAGATTATATACCCCCAAGGCTGGCTGTCATGCGAGTATGACAGTGGTATGGGACAAGGGAAAAGAAGGCTGAGTGTTGTTCCTACGGGGTCTTCCACGACACAGGGGAATGCGGAAATAATATTGACGGGTATAACGTCTCAGATTGGTATGCAGCGTTTTCAGTATATACCGGATTATTGGAGGGTACAGTATATAACCGGGTGGGATGTGGACCAGATGCCTATGGACTTGATTAATCTGTTGGGAAAACTTGCATCTTTTGGACCAGCTTCAATTGCAGGTGATTTGATTCTTGGTATTGCAGGTGTTTCCGGACAGTCTTTAAGTATAGACGGATTAAGCCAAAGTATAAGCACTACAGCTTCTGCAACATCTGCCGGATATTCCGCACGTTTACTTCAATATCAGAAGGAAATAAAAGAAACTGTAGGAAGATTGAAGTTAGTGTATGACGAGGTTAAATTTGCAGTATTCTAAGGTATGAGCGAGACAAGAAACATATTACAGTCCCCGTCTTCCGGATTGAGTAATTTTAGACCGGAATTTTTCAAGTCGGAATTTGACAAGGCGATACAAGCCAAAGGTTACGACGTGGAGATAATGCGTGCTTTACGTTGTCCGTGTCATGGGAAAGAATCTGCATTGCCGGATTGTCAGAACTGTTTCGGTACGGGATATTTCTATGTGAATGCGATACACACAAAGGCGCTGATAACAGGGATTAATTTTACCGACAAATACAAGTCATGGAGCCAGGAGCTTTTAGGTACAATGGCAGTAACGGTGAGGGATATAGACAAGGCGAATTTATCCTATTATGACAGGATATCTTTCAGAAATGAAATATCGTATTTTTCTGAAAATCTTCCTATAAGATACGATGATATGGGACAGCCGTTTGTGTTTACCACATACAAACCAGTACAGGTATTGGCTATGTATCTGTTTGAGGTTTCAAACAAACCTCTTATAAAGACGGACAAGGGACATGTAAGCGACGTCAACCCCTATTGTATCATATTGGATATGGAGATAGACGCTTTGCCCGAAAACGGTTTTGTGTCGGTATATTACAAGCATAACCCGGAATACCATGTTATAGACTTGCCGCATGAGATACGCGCTTCATGGGCTACCGACAAGAAAAGCGGACAACTTAATAAGATAGAGCTTCCGGTTCAAGCCATTGTAAGAAGAAGCCATCTTATAGCGATGGAGAAACCTAATTTTGATGGTAGCGGTGTGATATATAATGAAGACATATAATTTGCTTCTTTGAAAGAAAATGTTTAGATTTGTACACTTTTAAACATTTTGTATATGAGAGCGAAGAAAGTTTTGGAAGTCCTTGGTATAAGCCGGGCAACATTATCCAATTATGTAAAGGAAGGAAGGATAAAGACCCACAATTCCGCTACACAATGGATAGATTACGACGACGAATCCGTATATGCGATTGCATCTAAAGGACAAAGAAAGAATGTAATATATGCAAGGGTTATGAACAAACATAACCTTAACAAGCATATAGAAGCATTGGAAAGGTATTGTAGGGAAAACGGACTGCACGCCAAAGATGTATATAAGGATGTGACATTTAACGTTACATTGGCGCAAAGAAAAGGGTTCAATAAGTTGTTGGACGATGTGATATCCTATAAGATAGGAACGGTAGTAACACTGAGCCGGAAAAGTCTGTCGGGAACGGACAGTGATTTTATAGAGATGTTGTTTGCAAAATTCGGGTGTGATGTAAGGTATATAACGGAAGAGTAGGATGTTACCTCTATATGTTGACATATCGGAAACAGTTGCGGAATTCGCATTGACACCACAAGAAGCGGAATTCCTTGGAACACGTCTTGTTGATGATGTGGTAAAGGAATATATGCGAAGATGGAATGCACTTGTGGATTCTGAACTGCATCAGACACGGGGAATATATCGGTCTGCCATGCAGGTAGACCGGACTTCTGCCACCTCTGTAGAATTCGTGCTGTCTGCAAGGGCAGCAGGACCGCTTCCTATGATGCTGGAAGAGGGTGCGACACCGTTTGACGAGAAGATAGGATTCCAGCGTTCGGACAAGGCAAAGATAAAGAAGGACGGTTTAGGATGGTATCTAACAATACCGTTCAGACACGCCACACCCGGAGCAATAGCGGAATCCGGAATATTTAGCTCTGTTATGCCTAAAGATGTGTACGATATGGCACGTAATGCAGGAGGACAGCCGTTGAAGCTTGCAGACTTGCCGATAAGCCAACAGGTAAAGGGAAGCCGGAAGGAAATAAATATACCCGGACTGAACGTACCGGAATACATGCACAAGTCGGCAAAATATGAAGGTCTTGTAAGGGTTGAGGCTCGAAGTTCAGACCAGGAGAAGAGAGGTCAGTATATGACATTCAGAAGAGTTAGCGACAAGTCAGACCCTACAAGTTGGTTTAATGGTGGTATAACAGCCAAAAAATTAATGGATAGGGCTTTGGAAGAGGCGCAGATAGAATATGTTGCAGAAATGGCGATAGACGAGGCATTAAAAAGAATTAAAGGATTATGATGGAAATTGTTAAGGTAAAGCAGTTTATAGTATCAATACTGAACTATATACCGGAAGATTACAGACTGCACAAGGGAGACGAACAGAATACCTTCCTATACAGACTTCTTAACGGAATGAAGGAAGGGAATTTTGATTTTTACGACCAGGCAAAGAAGCTGTTTTTAAGAGGAATGACAAACCCCCGTAATTTAAGGGTGCTGTTTGAATTCCCGAAAGACAATACGGGATTGCCAGCCTATGTCATAAGGGAGCCGGGAGCGGACCCGGGAGCAGCCAATTCCATAGGGAAAATGAACGGGCAGATATACGACGGTGGCGCATGGCAGATAAGAGACAGCCGTTTCCATAATTTCGAGATAATGTGTCTTTCGGACAACATGCTGGAAAGCATAATTATGTCGGAAGTTCTGTATGCACTGATAATGGGTTCCTATAACTGGCTGTCTATCCAATATGATTTGGTAGAGGTAAGGATAACAGAATTAATGACAAACCAGAACGTACTGCCTATTCCTATTTTCATAAAGTCTGTAAGGCTTGACTTGACTTTGGACCAGATTGTAGGAACACTGGTAAACGAAGAATTGCTTAACAAGATTGCATTTGAGGATGCAGGAATAGCAGCCGAAAAATGGGGTGCGGACAATTATAGCAGGGATTATGAATTGCCCGGTGTAGAATCGGACATTGATAAAATTGTGACTAAATAATTGGTATGAGGCAGAAATTTGTTTACCTTTATGCCGAAAAGGTATGAATGTAAGGATTTGATAGGGAAGTTCTTGCAGAATTTCGTGGACTAATAAAAGAAAAATAATATGGCATCAACGTTTATTTTCAACGGTCGGCAGATTTCATTGCCCGGTGTCTACTCCACTATTGTAAGTGGGGAAATGAACCCGGCACGAAATCTTGACTATGGAAAAGTCCTTATTATTGATACAGGAAAGTATTCAGCCGGATTTGGTGGCGGTGCTGGTATCAATGGCGAGAATGCGCAGGGACAGAACGCTATCTATACTTTCGACAATATCGCGGATTTTCGTGCTTTCATGAAGGGAGGTCTTTGGTGGAGAGTTGCCGAAGCTCTGTTTGCACCGGACCCTTCAAACCCCGATGCAGTAGGAATTTCCGAACTTGAATTTGTTCGTGCAGCAACAACTACAGGTGCAAAAATGACGTTTGCGACGGTAGCAGGAGGCACGTTTGCGGTAAAAACATTGGACGAAGGTTTGGTAGCCAACGGTTCGTTATTGAACGACGAGTTATTAACAAAGGGTTACGGTATGAACTTTATCGCAGGACGCGAAGACGCTACCAAGTGGATTTTGCAGTTCTGGAGAGGTACATATACCGGAACATACAGCGATGGTTTACCCTACGGAGACATCACGCAGGAAAACAGTGACCCCGAACTTGTTCTTGAATCACCGGAATTCAAGAATATGCAAGAACTTGTGGATTGGGCACAGAATGATTCTAATTTTGCTTTGGCGTTCGTACTTGATTCAACTGCCAATGTAGAAGGAAATGGTGAGATTACCGAAGGGGACATTACAACGGCACTGGATGGTAAGCCTTATATTTTGGCGGCAGGAGGTACAGAAAGTTTCGACATGGACGACTTTAACGCTGTACTGGACCAGATTGTAGGTTTGGACTATAGTAATGTCATTCTGGACCAGGTAGGAGACAACGCCTATTCAGCCACGACAAAGGCATATCTTACACACATGAACGGTGCGGCCAAATTCCAGCATTTCCTCTATGTGGCAGGATATGACAAGGGAGCCGATTTCTCAAAAGAAATTGATTTGGCGAAGAAGTTCGACAGCTCGTTTGTGCAGCTTGTACATGGTGGGGCAGGCGTGGTGTCTGCGTTCGACGCCCAGAAGATACGGTGGTGGGGTGTAATGTATAACTTGTGCGCGATTGTGGGACGTATCAGCGGAAAACCGCCTTATGTACCGCCTACATTCAAGTCAATCGGAGTTGACAGACTGCAACACGCATTGACTGAATCGGAGAAGAAGAAGGCATTGAAATACGGTATTTTAACAACCGTATTGAACGACTACACCGGAAAGTTCAATATCTTGCAGGGTGTGAATACATTGCAGGACAACGCCAATCTGTTCAATGCAAAAGGCCAGTCCTATTCCATTCAGTTTATGCGTATCGTCGCACAAATCAATAAGGAATTGATTGTAAATGCGACATTGGATTTGCTGGGACAGGAAAACGGTGTTAACGCCAATACACTGACAGCAGGAGCGGTTAAAGACTGGACTGCGGCATACTTGCAGTCAAGAACTGCAACGGACGCACAAGACAATCTGATTTTGTCGTTCAAAGACGTAGTGACAACAAGAAAGGAAGACGCTTATTTCACCACTTACAAAATTGTGGTAAATAACGAAATCACCAAGTTGTTCTTTACAGGTTACTTAATTCGTGGATAAAACAAACCCTAAAAATTAGAAGATTATGGCAGTTTTTACAGCGCCTAAAGCGTATATTAAAATAGATAATCAAGTAGCCGGGTTTGTTCGTAATCTGCAATTTGCAGAAAACATCACCCGTGCGAATGTACAAGGGCTTGGCTCACTCCTTAACCAGGAGGTTCCGGCCGTACAGTATCAATGCACATGGACGGTAGACCAATTCTTTATTGACTTCAAGCAGCCAGTAATGGAAGGCATGATGCACCGTCTTGGTTCCGTCAAGTCTATTGTAGACACCTTGATTTTGGGCGAGCTTGGTTTTGCCATTGCTATTTACAGCAAGACAATTCAGAGCCAGGATTCGACTACAAAGATGGTGACAGCAGTAGACCCTACTGGACAGACTATGTGCATGCTGAATCCGTGTTTTGTAAATAATCAAAATTTTTCATTACAGGAATCCGGGGTTGCTGGTTACAATATCAGCGGGATTTATCTTTACCCTATATCAACTTTGGAACTTTAATTTTGATTATAAACAATTGATAATTAGGGAGTTACAATTTAGTAACTCCCTTTTATTTTGGTTATAAATAATTACAAATTACATTAATTATAGAATAATAAAATGTTATGTAATTTGTAAAATATTTTTATTATAGTGAATTATTGGTATTGTGAAATGATGTTAAACAACTCACATTTTACACATAAGCACTTGCGTATGTCATAACAAAATCTTATTTTTGCAATGTGGTTCTGATAAGGGAACCAAGAAAAAGAAGTCAAACAAATAAAAAGATAAAGATATGAAATCAAATGTAGAAAGAATGACGGAAGATTTGAAAAAGGTTTTGTTTTCAAATGTATATAGCTTTGAGATTGAAACGAAGGATATAGTTTTCGGATTTAATAAGATATTGAAGAAAAGAACTAAATCAATGGCAAAGGCTATAGCTTTGGAACAAAAACTGAGAAATGATGTCGGACGTTATTTGTCCAGTACAGTAGTTGTTGCTTCTGTAAGAATGTACAAAAATGGAGAGTTAAGAGGTGAATTTAAGGCTAATAATTTTTGATTGTCAAACAAATAAAATTTTGAAGTTATGAACGTTTACAGCAAGTTTTGTCCGAATGTATTTTTAGCAAAGTGCGAAGAAAAGTATGAAAAGGGAGAAGTTATCGAAGTAACAACCAAGTATGGAAAGGAAAACGAATGTATTGTTTTCAATCTGATATACGAAAAGGATGGATTCTATTACTATTCGATAGTACGTGCAGACGGGTTCAATGTCCAGGAATGGGCGAAGCAAAGAGCAGAAAGACGCAGAATGTGGGCAGCTTCGGCAGAGCAAAAGAGTAATGAGTATTACGAGAAATCCAATAAAGATAGAGACTTCCTATCATTGGGAGAACCTATCAAGGTCGGACACCACAGCGAAAGAGGACATAGAAAAATGATTGACGAAGCCTGGAACAATATGGGCAAAAGTGTTGAGTTCAGCGACAAGGCTGTCGAACATGAAAGAGTAGCCAAGTATTGGGACAAGAAAGCGGAGGTAATTAATCTATCCATGCCGGAAAGTATAGACTATTACGAGCACAAGTTAGAGAAAGCCAAAGAATATCACGAAGGCTTGAAGTCCGGCAAATATCCACGTGAACATTCCTATTCTTTGACTTATGCGAAGAAGGCGGTTAATGATATGCAAAAGAATTATGACACAGCAAAAAGATTGTGGGGAGAACAAGAGGATTGAAACAGCCATTGAAAGGATAATAGAATATCTTTTCAATTACACTCCCAATTTTAAAAGAACCCGGTCAAAAATAGAACTCATGGAAAAGTTCTGGGAAAAGACCGGGATTTCCTCTAATAGGGCATTATGGGAATATATGGTGTTTCAAGGGTCTATGATAGAGAGCAGCCGATACAAGGAAATAATATTCGCCCCCTATAATTTGATAGGCCCGAAGGCAATAGAGAAGTGGGACAAGAGGGGAAGATACCAGGTATTCAGAGCTAACAAGTATCAGCGAGAAAGAGGATGGATAAGCCCGTTTAAGGAAGAGGAAGAGGGTTTATCTGAAAGATACAGGGAGATGTTGAGGAAAAAATATTGGAACAAGGAGAAGGGGTTCATACTTTGCAGCCAGTACGGAGGATGGTTATTCGACAAAAATAGATGCAAGGATTGTATATTTTATAAGGCTTGTGAAAAATGACATAATAAAATTTTATGTTGTGAGATAATATTATTATATTTGCACCATGAAAAAGACAGTGAAGGAAGAAGTAAGACCGTGTGTTTCTTGTAAGGAAAACCATTTTATATACGACCGTAACAGATGGTTATGCAAAGAATGCTACGACAATAGAAAGAAATTGAAACTGAATCGTGCTTCATTGAAGGAAGAGGAAAACAGGCTTAATGAAGTGTTTGCTAAAGTATGGGAGGAAAATCCGCATTATTGTTTCCATTGCGGAAAATGGCTGGGACTTGAAATGAAGCCTATTTTTTTCTCCCATATATTGAGCCGGGGAGCACACCCAGGTTTGCGCTGTGACCCGGAAAACATAGTTCTGGCATGTATGGAATGCCATCAGATATACGATTTCGGAGACAGAAAAAGTCTTAAGAATCAGATACCGGAAGAAAGGATAGAAAAACTTTTGGAGAAAGAGCATGGAAAAAGATGTTGATATATTGATAGGATGTGCGGAAGTGTTTAACGCTATAGGACTAAAAAGGGTATCCAGAATGATAGTGGATTATCTGGAGAACCCCAATAGTGATAAAGCGGAAATATTTCAGAAAGAGGTTGAGGTATGGAAAGAATACGAGGAACGTTCAAAAGGCAGAATGTTTGTGTTCAGTGACGGGGAAAACGCCCTTATGAAGTATTTCATTATATCGTATGAAAAAGACTGGTATTCGGACGGGAACCCGGCTATAGTGATAAACAAGCTGGCAGATGAAAGTGCATCATTCAAGGACAACCCTATAAAGAATTTATGGGTTGTGTACAAGAGCGAGGAGGAAAGGGATAAGGATTTTGAAAGGTTGCTGATGATAAAATGATGAAGATATGAATTACGGATTATCCTATAAAGGTAGCAAATCGCGTATAGCTAAATGGATTGTTGAGGCACTTCCTTCTGCTGATGTATGGGTAGAGCCTTTTGCCGGGGGATGTGCAGTCACTCATGCAGCTATTTTATCGGGGAAATATAAAAGGTTTATCATAAATGATATAACGGACAGCGCAAAGTTTTTCGTTGATACAGTAAATGGGAAGTTCAAGGATGAAAACCGATGGATAAGTAGGGAGGACTTTTTCAGATTAAAGAAAGATGATGCGTATGTAAGACTATGTTTTTCTTTCGGCAACAATCAGAGAACCTATTGTTATAGTGAACAGGACGAACCATATAAAAAGGCTTTTCACTATGCGATATGTTTTGACGATTTTAGTCTGTTTGAAAATATGGGCGTATCAATTCTGGAAGATGTATTTAAAGGATGTTCTTCTACTAAAGACAGAAGACGTGCGATAAAGGATATTTTGGTAAGATACAAATACCCCGATAATTTGCAGAGATTGCAAAGTATGGAACGACTGGAAAGACTTTGGAGTTTGCAAAGTCTAAAGGGGATGGGTGATATTGAGGTTTTCCAAGGTGATTATAGGGAATTGGAAATACCTAAAAAAGAGAAATGCGTAATATATTGTGACCCACCCTATATTAATACCGAGGGGTATTTTACTAATTTTAGTCATGAAGAATTTTATGACTGGGCGAAACAGCAGAAAAATTGTTACATATCGGAATACTGGATGCCCGGTGATTTTGAATGTGTGGATTATATAAATAAAACAGTGTTATTTTGTGGTAATACGGGAGCCTCTCTTAAACAAGAGGGGATTTGGATTTCTAAAAACTAAAAAGTATGGGAAAATTTTTAATAGAAGATGTAAACGCGAAAGGATTGCTTATCTGGATGAACGACAATTTTCGGAAGCAGAACGGGAAACGGTTTACTCGTAATGATGTGCAGGCGTATATAATGAGAGGGCATTTACCCGAATACTTGGGAGGAAACGAAATTGTGGTAACCCCTAAAAAGCATTGTACAATTAAGATGTATAATGTATTGGAAAACGATAATAACCCGGTAGCGGAAGAGTAAATTTTTAGTAACGTGAAAACAAGTAGTAATTTCGTGATTGTCTATGACTTTGAAACCGGGGGATTGCCAAGCAAGGAGAAGCAAGCTTTTTTGGACGTTCCTTTGGTCGAAATGGCTATGTCGTGTATAGACATGAAAAAGTTGGAAATAATAGACCGTGTGGAAATGATATTCCCGTATAACTACAAGGAAGGACTTGCAGGATATTCGGAAGAAGCAACGGCAGTACATGGCATAACAAGAGAGGTCCAGGAAGAGAATGCGGTACCGTTGAAAGAGATATACAGTACATGCAAGAAATGGTTTGTCAAATACAAGAATCCGCGCCAGATGTGCACCCTTGCAGGACACAATATAGTGGGGTTCGATAACCCGTTTCTTAGAAATTTCTTCTCCTATATGAAGGACGATATAGACAATTACGTAAAATACTACATAGACACGATGCAGTTTGCACACATGGCGGCCTTGGAACAGATGGACTACAAGCTGGGCACGTGTTGCCAGGCTGCCGGGATTGACCTTGTGGAAGCGCACAGGGCGCAGCACGATGTGGATGCGAATGCAATGCTGTTCATCTCCTATGTGAAGAAGTTAAGGGGTGAAGACGTGGAAACGGTGGAGAAGAAAGAGAGGAGATATAGAGAGGACTTCCAGTTATGTTGACAGGTGACGGAAAAGGAATACTTACAAATAACCAGCTTACATATCTGTACAATGCGGTAGACAATATCATAGAGAGACTGCCGGAAAGGGCGCTTAACCAGTTGTTGGAAGGATATGGAAACGACGTTGATACCATGCTTAGGGAAATGGTGCATCAGTCGGAAAAGGCGCTGTATCTGGGTCGGACGCTGGATTCAGAAAGTTTATCCTATGTGGATAACGTGAAAGCCTCTATGGACAATACGCTTAAAATATTGTCCCTCAATTATTTCATAACAACCATGTTGCCTAAATTCCGGTTAGGGTGGCGTAATATAGAGTGGGGAAATCTCACTCAATTATACCCGTGGAGTTGTTATTTATGCGCCCGGGCGAGTGGCAAGTGCATGAGTGCTGATACATTGGTTGTAATGTATGATGGGGCTTTGAAGAAGATTCAAGATATAGAAGTTGGTGATAAAGTGATGGGTGTTGATTCAACACCGCGTACAGTGCTGCAATTACATAAAGGTGTTGCACCTATGTATAAAGTGAGACAGTCCAAAGGAATGACTTATGAAGTGAATGAAGGACACTTGCTTTGCTGTTATTATAACGGTTATTTCATTGATGTAGAAGTAGATGCTGTATGTAGACAACAGAAAGATATAAGAAAGTTGTTTCTGGGATATAAAGTCAAGAATATAGGGAAAGGAACACCAGAATTTGATTATTCTTCATTGAAGATTGAACCTATTGGAGAGGGGGAATATTATGGTTTTGCGTGCGATGGAGACCATAAGTTTTTATTGGAGGATGGGACGGTTGTACATAACAGTTATCAATGGTCTTATGCCTTTATTCTGTGGCGTTTATGGTCCTACACAAGACCGACCGCCTACAGACAGGACACGGTAGACAATGCCAACAGGAAAGAGACATGCTATATCACCAACACCTTTACACTGGCAAAGGTGCAGATAGCAAAAGTAACGGAAGAGATAGAGGCAAACGACTTGATAAAGGAAAAACTCAACCCCTATAACAAGGCTTCAATCGGAGAAACAGCCATAAAGACGGAAACCGGAAGTACGTTACATGTGCGAGGTAAGGATTCAATGATTCGAGGTCTGCACGTAGGGGCTTGCTTGTGTGACGATATGCCGGACGAAAGTTCCCTATATTCGGACGAACAAAGGGAGAAGTTGAAAGAACTTTTGAAGGGTACTATAGAACCGATTGTAGAACCATACGGGTATTTTCTTGTGACTGGTACGCCCTATTCTTCTGCACCGAACGAATTGTACCAGGTATTGAAGGCAGACAAGCGTTTCTATTGTTTTGAGTACCCGATATTATTTCCGGATGGGAGACCGCTCGCACCGGACAGATACACGTTTGAACAGATATTGGCGAAAAAGGAAGAACTTGGAACGATTGTGTTCAACCGTGAATACTTGGTGGTTCCTATCAGTGACACGTCAACGATATTTCCGTATGAATATCTGATGCGTAGCGTTATAGGAATGGAAACGATACGTTTTGCGTCAAGTATAGACGATTTTCCTTTCAAGCTTACAAGGGTACATATAGGTGTGGACTTTGCGGTTTCCGGTAATATTGGAGCGGACTATACAGTGTATTCGGTATGGGGCAAAGATGCGATGGATAACTACTATTTGTTGTACTATTACCGGAAGCGCGGTATGTCGCACAACGAACAGGTAGATAAGATTGTACAGCTTGACCGACTTTTCCACCCTAATAAGATACGGTGTGAGGCAAACGGTTTCCAGTCCATATTGTCCGGACTGGCAAAGGAAAGAGGGCTTAAGAATATAGAACCGTTCACGACAACGGAAGGAAACAAAAAGGACCTCTATACTGGATTGCCTTCTTTGTCTGCAATGTTTGAGAGAGGGCAGATAAAATGCCCTTATGCGATTGGGGAAACAAGGCAGGCGGTAGACTTGATGTTCGGTGAATTTTCTTCTATTACATTCAGAAGTGATAACGGGAAACTGGAGGCAGCAAGCGGTCACGACGACATTTGCATGTCCAGTTTCCTCAGTATCAACAGTTTACGTGAAGATGACAAAGAAGTACAAGTAAGTGTAGAATTGATATAAGGTATGGATTTACGTTTTATAGATTTATTTGCAGGTATTGGAGGGATTCGTAAAGGGTTAGAAATAGCCGCCATTGAAGCTGGGTATAATCCAGTTTGTGTTTTTACTTCTGAGATAAAAACACATGCTTTAAAAGTATTGAAACAAAATTATCCTAATGAAGAAATAGTAGGGGATATTACTAAAGTGGATGCTGCTACTATTCCTGATTTTGATATATTATGTGCTGGCTTTCCTTGCCAAGCCTTTAGTGCTGCTGGTAATCGGCTAGGATTTGCTGATACTAGAGGAACTTTATTCTTTGATGTTGAGAGGATTCTTTTAGCCAAGAAGCCTAAAGGATTCATCTTGGAGAATGTAGAAGGTCTAGTAAATCACGATGGGGGGGGAAAACACTTAAAACTATTCTCAAGCATCTAAAGGCTATAGGTTACAAGGTATCTTATGCGGTTCTTAACTCTAAATATTTTGGAGTACCACAAGAACGAAAAAGAATCTACATAGTAGGTACTTTTAATAACACCGTCAAGTTAGATAATTTCCCTATTGTAGAACATTCTTTAGGAGATATATTAGAGGTGGGTTTACCGACAATTAAAAGTCAGTTTACTAAGTTACTTCTGTCTAAATATGAAATCTCAGAACTTTATGGAAAATCTATAAAAGATAAGAGAGGAGGAAAGAATAATATACATAGTTGGGATATTGATTTGAAAGGAGAAACAACAGAAGAAGAAAAGGAATTGCTTAATTTGATTCTTGTTAAAAGAAGAATGAAAAAATGGTCTTATTTGTATGGTATAGACTGGATGGACGGAATGCCGCTAACAAAAGAAATGATAATCACTTTTTACAATAACCCTAATTTGGATAAATTATTGGAGGGATTAACAAAGAAAGGATATTTGGTATATGAATATCCTAAAAAGAAAGTTGTTATTAATAATATTATCAAAAGAGAATATGATATAACGAAAGAGAAAGGTTATAATATAGTGACTGGAAATCTTAGTTTTGAAATAAATAAGATATTAGACCCTTCTTCTGTATCTCCTACCTTGGTTGCTACGGATATGCAGAAATTAGCAGTAATAGATGGAGACGGGTTAAGAAAGCTATCTCTTAGAGAGGGATTAAGACTTTTTGGTTATCCAGAATACTATCAGTTTGATGTATCAGAGAAAGATGGTTTTGATTTGCTTGGTAATACTGTTGTGGTGTCAGTTATAAAAGCGGTATGTGATAGACTTATAAAATCATTGTTTTAACATATTTTATACATAAGCACTTGCGTATCTCATAACATAATCTTATCTTTGCAATGTGATAAGGAAATAAGTCAAACAGATAAAAGATAAGAAAATGGAAAACGATATTAAGGTTCTCAAAGAGTTGTACAAGTTCATTTGTGTTAGTGAAGGTATCAAGGCAATTGCATTGAAGTTCTGTAAAGTTGGAAGGGGCGGTGCTTGTTGTTCTTATGTGGCTAACAAACCGAAATCAATCTCTATTGACTTGAATAGAATCAATGTCGGTTCTGCCTATGCTTTGTGCCACGAAGTAGCACACCAGATATGTATCGCTAATGAAGGTAATGCAACGCATAATGCAAAGTTCAAAAAGATGGAAAAGGAATTGGTTAAGAAGTACGCTAATTGCGCTATTGCAAGAAATTTGATTTGGTAACGAAGGGAGGATAAGGTTATGAAAAAGGATTTGGTAAAGACGGCTTTAGGATATAGATGTTTTCTATCTATTGAGGAAATTGAAGTGACAGACCCTAAAGATAAGAAGGAATGTAAGATACTTGAAGAATTTAACGATTCTACAGCTATTAAGAAAATTGCATTAAAATATACCGACAACAAGCTGTTCCACGAGATAACAAACCGATTGATTGAACTTGATAAGGTGGATTTGACAGAAGAAGAACATGCAGAAAGACAAGCGTTAATTACATTGTCTCAATATTTTAGAGTTAAGTTTTGATTTAACCGATTAATGATGTATATTTGTAACGGTAATTATATACCATTTTGGTATTAATTTTTAAACTAAAACATTTGTTTTTTACTTTAAAATAACTATATTTGCATTATGATAAAAGCTTATAAATATAAACTGAAACCGAATGAGAACCAGAAGATTTTCTTTGAGAAGTCTTTCGGGTGTACCCGGTTTGTTTATAATTGGGCTTTATCAAAAAGAATTGAAGCGTACCAGCAGGAAAAGAAACGATTGTCTTGTGTTGATTTATGTAAGATGCTAACCAGCCTCAAAAAAGAAGAAGATAAAATTTGGCTGAACGAAGTTTCAACCGAATGCTTGCAACAGTCTATCCGAAACATGGACAGTGCTTTTACGAGGTTTTTTCGTGAAAAGAAAGGGTTTCCGAAATTCAAGTCAAAGAAAGACAATTGGAAATCTTACAAAGCAATAAACAGTGTTAAGGTAGATTTTAATTCAAATAAAATTCAACTTCCTAAAATCGGCTGGGTATCATTCTACAAAAACCGGACTTTTGAGGGAAAGATAGGAACCGTAACAGTAACCAAGACAGCAACCAGGAAATATTATGTTTCCGTTCTTGTTGACGACGGGAAAGAGCTTCCTAAAAAACCGGATATAAAGTACAATACAACTGTTGGTATTGATGTCGGGATAAAGGATTTTGCCGTTCTTTCAAACGGACAAGTCTACGAGAATCCGAAATACCTTGAAAGAGCCGAACAAAGATTGAAAGTATTGCAAAGAAGGTATTCAAGAAAGCAAAAAGGAAGCAATAGAAGAGAAAATGCAAGAATAAGGCTTGCAAAGGCTTATGAGAAAGTAACAAATTGCCGTAAAAATTTCATACATCAAGTCACGTCAAGGATTGTCCGTGAAAACCAAACGATAATCATTGAGGACTTGAATGTAAACGGAATGTTGAAAAATCATAACCTTGCAAAGCACATATCATCTGCAAGTTGGAATGAATTTTTCAGACAATTGCAGTACAAGTGCGAATGGAACGGAAGAAACCTTATAAAAATTGGAAGGTTTGAACCAAGTTCTAAAATGTGCACTTGTGGATATGTGAACCATGAACTGAAATTGTCGCAGCGAGAATGGACGTGTCCTAATTGTAATCAATTGAACGACAGAGATTTGTTAGCAGCGATAAATATAAAGAGGTTCGGACTTCAAAGCCAGAACCTCATAGGAGAGTTACCCGTGGTAGATGGGATTATGGACGTGGAGTGGTCGGCAGTAGCCGGGACGGTGAAGCGTCAATATGTATTACCTATGTATTAATTTAAAGTAATATATAAATACTTTTGTAACGTATATAACATTTTGTGATTATGGAGGATAAGATAATTAAGATTAAGGGGCATGAATACAAAATGTCCTTCCCTACAGTAGGACAGTATTATGAGATTGAAACTCAGAAGCAGTTTTTAGGTCGTGGATATTACAATACCTTGTTGGGGAACAGAACACAGGCTGCGGCTGATGCTTTGGATATGATAGATATTGAAGCGACGCTTACAGTAATGTTGCCCGATTTGCTGGCAGATATGAAGGTGACTTCTTTTAAGCAGCTTGGTATCAAGGACTATGTAGAGGTAAGGGATATTTATAACAAGGAGGTTTTGCCCTTTATAAAAGAAGTTGAAAAAATGATGAACCCCAACCGATAAGAGTATTCGAGCGAGAATTACTATAGTTTGAATGTTTAGTTATTCAGAGGAGTGTGGGGGTATAGTCTGTTATGGGTTATACCCCCACTTTTGATTGATTTTGTATGATGGAGCGAGATAAAAAGGAAGATTTCAGAACGTTTGTAGTCAGATGGAATAATAAATTTCCGCTTGACAGGTGGTACAGGAAGAAACATAACATTGCTTTTATGTCCGAGGAACACAAGAAATGTTCTTTTTTTCAACAACTTTTCGAGTTCGAGGAAGACCGGATGTTCAAGCAGGCTTTGGAGGACGAGGAAAAGAAAGTTGAATATGTTCCGAATATCGGTGAATGGCTGAAAGATTCCTATGACGAAATGGTAGACCAGGAAACCGATACCAAGGAAATAACGCAAAGTCAGATTGAGGCTTTCCGTGAAGAAATGGCGCGGATGGCTGAATACGAGGAAAGCCAAAAGAATAAGGAGTGATGGCAGAAGACAAGAGGATTAGGATTGCGGCCGATACCACACCGCTAAGACAGTTGAGAGAAGAAGCGGTTTCTTTATACCGCGAGATAAATCAGACTTCCATGCAGAGCGCACAGGAAGCCGAGAAAAGCATTTCACAGCTACGGGAACAACTTGCATTGATGGAGGACCGTAACGAGCTGGAAAGGCTGTTGCTTGACCTTAAAAGACAGTCTGCCGCCATTGATGCAACCACAATGCAAAAACCGTCTCCTATGCCGGAAAGACCGATAAGGAGACAGCCGCCTACAGAAGAACTTCCAAGACCGGAACAACCTACTATAGACCCCGAAACAGGGTCTATTACATGGGACGTATCGCCAAGAAGAAAAGAGGAAACCGTACAGCCGGAACCAAGACGGAAAGGGCAAAGACCGGAAATGGAAACGGATGTAGAAGAACCTTTGCCTATAGAAGAACCGGAAGAAAGACCAGCGCCCAGAAGAAGGAGAAGAAAAGTCCAGGAACCCATACCGGACGTGGAACCTATCATAGATGAGGAAACTGGTTCTATGACCTGGGATTTGACACGGAAACCGCAAAGGGAAAGAGTTACCCCTATAGAAAGAGGTGTAGAAAGAGAAGAACCGACAACAAAGGAAACGCAGAAGGAAATATTAAGGGAGATAAACAGACACGTCGAGAATATAGACGAATCCGTTACGAACGTTGATAATTCCAAGAACTTCCAGGACAACAGTGAAAACAGAACGGACAACTCACGGCATACGGAGAATATAACCGAGAATGTTGTAAATATTGAAAAGAATACCCAGACAATAACGGAGAATACAACCGCTATAAGGGAAAAGGGGAATTTGGAGGTCGTTTCAGAACAACCGAACAGACCTCTATTAAGGGAAGACGATAGAATACAGAGAAGACCGGAAATAACGGATAACGGACAGACGGAAATCAAGTTTTCCGACGAGGGGATAATACGTGCTATTACAAGACTGGGAGTGGTAACGGATAATATAGGACGTGATGTCATTTCCGCTTTAAGAGGACTTGAAAAAGGAACGGGTGAGGAAAACCAAAGAACCAGTATTACCCGTTACCTGGAAACTATTGCAAATTCCGTATCTGTTATAGAAGACAGTGCAGAAAACATATTAGAAGAAATACAGAAAGCCGTTTCCGGTTCGGGTTTCGGAGGTGGAACGGGGACACCTGGCGGCATTGTACCACCTACCGGAAGTACAGGCGGAATAGGAGGAGGACTAAATATATTCGGAGGAGGATTAAAAGGAATATTGGGCGGTTTGGGGGCTTTGACGGCATTCAATACCGCCAAGAACGTATTGTCCGAGAGATATTTCAGAAACCAGGAATTCGAGGCAAGGTCGCAATATCAAGGAACCGTGGAGACTGCTGCAAATTATACACGATTGCAAGCCGCTAACCAGGCAGACGCTTATAGATGGATTCCTTTAGTTGGAGATGTGATTGCAAAAAGTATAGAATTGCCAGCACAGCTTGCAGCAGAAAAGATGATGGCAACTTTCGGGAAATATGCGGAAGGCGAAAGACGTGTTATCCCGTATGCACAGGTTATGGGTGTATCAGCCGGGGAAGCTTTCAGACAAGCTGGAAGGGAAGGAAGTTATGCAGCAGAATCACTTGGTATGGATTACGCTTCATACCTTGGAAGACGTGCCGAATTGATACGTGCAGGAGGAGGACGCTTTGTTGGTGGCAATGAATACGACCCGTATGCAGTAAAAGAAACGCAGTCAGTAATGGCTGCGGAAAGATTGTTCGGATTGTCACCTAATGCGGTCAACCGTTTGCAGGGTGCAATGAGGTTCGGAGACCAGGATTCGGGTACCGGGGCTTCTGCAATTATCAGAGAGTTCGAGCAGGCAATGAAAAATTTAGGCATTCCGTTTGAACAGATAGCCTCTACAATGGAAGAAAGTTTAGATACTTTCGTTACACAGTCCGACCAAATTCTTTCAAAGCGAGGTGAGTTTGACGCAAAGGAGCTTGCAGCGATGTTTAGTGGAATACGCCAGGCAACCGGATTGCAGGGAAGACAACTTGAAAGGGTACAGCAAGCATTCACCGGACAAGGAATATCAAAAGATGAGGTGACGAATGCAATGCTTGTACGGTCTATCCAGGAAGTTATGCCGGACAAAACATCCTATTCGGAAATTCAAGAAGAATTGGAAAAGATACGTGCAGGGGCAGCAAACCCCGAAGTTATGGAAAACTTTTTGAATAGGGTTGTAGAACGTACTGGGGGAGGTTCTGAACAGTTACGTTTGGCAATGTCCGAAATATTCCCTAATTTGTCCTGGAATGACATTAATTCTACGATACAAAAGGATAGTGACCCGTCTAAGCTTGTAAGCAATCTGTTTGACTTGTATAAACAGGCAAGTCAAAGGATTAAGGAAACGCCCGCAGAAGCTTATGACAGGGGCGCAGCACGGAGGACTGTAGGTGCCGGGGAAACCATTTTGGCAGGTGATATGAATCGCCAGATGTCGGAAGGTGCAAAACAATTGAAAGAGATTGTTAGATTGTTGACTAATATTGACAATAATACAAAAGAAAAAGAGAAACCCGTAGAATCCGGTCCGGTTACGCGGTCTATGGTATCGGGTGGAGCAGGTCTTGTAAATGCGGAAAATGTTAGTTCGGGGGTTGAAGCTGGCAGAATGTTGTCACAATGGTTTAAGCGCGTTTTGGATGATTGGGCAAGGGAAAGAGTTGGTAATATGGCGGTTTCAGAAGCAAATAAAGTGATACAGCAAGAACGATGAGAGTAAATATATTTAACATACAGAGTTATAAGTACAACGTAGAACCCCAAACGTTTATAGACGATTGGCAAAAAGGGCTGGGACCAGATACACCGGAAGCAAAGAAACTGTCGGTTCCGGAATTTATGGACGTGGTAAACGAGATTTCCAAAATTTCAAACCTGGATGCTATCTGGGCTACATATGACGATTGGGAGAAAGAGAAGTACAAGAACGAGTATTCAAACAAGAATTTGCCGTATATAAAGCCGAATACCCCTCTTTCTTTTCCTATAAAGGATTCTCCTTTGCTTATACAAAAAGCGTCAAAGAGCGACATGTTCATGAAGCAACGCGATTTTTCGGCTTATTGGTCTGAAAATTTAACAAAGCTTCTACAGGATAAGGAAGGATATGTAGCGGACAATGTGGTTGCACTGGATGAAGAAATGTCAGTAAGGACAAAAGTACAGCCTATAAACATTAAGGTGTGGATATACTGCAAGGCTATAAACAAGGTTGTGGATGTAAGTCAGTTTGTCAATACATGTTCTACCGACAAGGGGTTCAAGAATGGCACGTTTTCGATTAACATAACACCCTTTAAGGACGCTAATATGTCGAACGTGTACGGTGCAGGATATTATGATATATTCCCGGTTGTAACTCCTAAAGGATATGACTATAAATCCTATCTCGAAAAGGTGGTACAGATAAACGATATAGTGTTTATCCGGTTTGAGCGGTTGAGACTGGAAGGAAGTTCGGACAGCGAAAATGCCAATGATTTGTTTGTACCGTTGAACAAGCTTGCCAATAATGGTCCAGACTATAATGTTTGGGATATGATAGGTTTTGTGGACAGTGTAATGGAAACCTATTCTTCGGAAGACAATTCAAAGAGTACCGTCATAAGCGGACGCGATATTGCAAAAATGTTTGTGGAGGACGGAAGTTATTTCATACCTTTGGAAAATGTCAATGATACTGTACAGAACTGGCTGTTAAGGAAAACGGGCGGTATCTGGAACGGACGAAATATATTTGGTGGAGAGTATCAATTTGTATGGAATTTGGGGTACAAAACGATAAATGAATGTATTTGGTTTATTATTAATATAATGTCTTCTATCGGATTGTGTAGTGATGAAGTTTTTTCTTCATGGGGTGACAAGCGGATAACGGCATACAGTATTCCGGGACAGCAGGACTTGAAGGTGAGGGGAATATGGCAGATTGTTAAGCTGCAAGTGTCTGGGGATATAATGGAAAGGATTGTGACAGATACGGGGCTGGGGAACCCGAACGGAACACTGATGCAGTACATGGAGCGTATTTGTCAATATCCTTTGACAGAATTTTTCTTTGACACCTATATAAACACGATTGATGTCATTGTAAGACAGCCACCGTTTACGGAGAAGGCGATAAAAGATGCCTTCAAGTCGGAAAACTATATTACGATAACACCGGATAATGTAATATCGTATAATCTGAGTTACGACCCACGTGTTTATACTTGGTTCCAGTTACACGCACAGAATGCACAGGTAGGTGGACGTGATAAGCCGGGATTGGCTTTCGTTCCTATTGTGTACCTGGAAGAATATGTGGAACGATGGGGTAACAGGAAAATGGATTTCGTGGATATGTACTGTGTTCGCATGATACAGAACGGGGCAGAAAATCAGAAGATATTTTCTACTTACCAGGCAACAATGCTGAATGACTTGATTTACCTTGTTGAAAGCAACATGTATGTACCTTTTACCCGGTGCGGAACGATAGAGATAAACGGGGACAGACGTATAAAAGTGGGAACCTTTGTGCTGAACCAAAGTACGAACGAGTTTTTCTATGTGACGAATGTAACCAACACCATATCATTTAACCGTGACGGGGTAGATAGGCGTACTGTTTTACAGGTGGAAAGAGGATTTTATGTACCTATACTTAAAGGAAATCTGATGGAAGCGGTAAAAAGAAACGACAATTCGGTTTCTGAAAAATCAGCGTCCGGATTTACACCCGATTACTTTAAGTTGGTGGACTTAAGCGGTTTGAGACAGAAGGCGAAGGAAGCGGAAAGCGGACAGATAACATCCTACGACAACCCGACTGTTGACAAGCAGCAATTTGACTATTTTTTGAACAGGAAATATTTCGGAGGACTTGAATAATGGCAGGAGGAGAACCAAGAATAAGCAGTAACAATTTGCCGCCTATAATGAAGGGGTATATAATGATACCCACGGATGTAGGCAGGGAAGCGTATATAGATACGGTATTTAGGACGAATATAGTAGCCGTGATGATGGAAGGCGGTATATTCCGCAATGACGCACGCATTACCAACGAGGCTATCAACAATATATGGTTTCCCGAAAAACCGGGTGAGAAGGGATGTCAGGTAATGATAGCGAGCAGCGATTTCCTTAACCAGCCTACAGTCATAGGCACCTTTATAGGCAATGATGAAGTTCCGGCATGGAGCGAGGATGTTATACGGATGAAAAAACAGGTGGAAGGAGTAACTATGTCTATGACGATAGACCCACGCAACCAGGAATGGAACATGAACCTTACTTCTATAGAGAAGCCCGTAAATTTCAACGTTACATTAGGAGGTAACGAAAAACATAAGATAAGATTGCAGAGTTCGGGGGAAGCCGAGATAGTGGCTTCCAAGAAGGCGAAGGTAACCGGATATAACGAAGTTATTGCGGAAGTTGTTAATGTGGTCGAGGACGTGAAAGAAAAGGATAAGGAGATAAGGCGTTTCACTATGAACATGGAAGAGGCTAATTTTACGTGGAAGACCCAGGACAAGACAACCGTAATAAAGGCCGACCCCAACACTGTAGACGTTAATTTCCACGACGGGAAAAGCCATATAACAATGGATGAAAGCGGTGTAGTGCTGGGATATGACAATGATGCGGAAATGATTCAGTTAACGCAGAACCTAATAAAGCTTATGACCGGACAGAAAGTCAATATAAACAATGCGAAGGAACCTCTAACACTGGCGAACACTTTGATACAGCTATTGAATAATGTGGAGAACCAGATAATGACACTAAAGAACGCATGGCAAACAGCGCTTGCAGGTTCGGTGGCGATGGATGGAGGTAAAGCCGGATTCGGTGCCGGGGTCGGTGCGGTAGCGGCAGTAAACCCGTTACAGTTTGATGGAATAAAAAGCACGGTAACTTTTTCGGATTGATAAGAATTTCGTATTTTTGGAGAAATAATTGATAAAATGGCAAATATCGCGCAATCAGCAATACAGAAAGCAGGGTCTTTGATAGAGACAGCCGGAAGAGCTATACTTGCATCTCAATTTCCCAATGATTTTGAGGTGTATCTTTGTACGCTTGAATTGGCAGATTCAAAGAACAATACGATAGACTTTTTCACGTTCCCGATTAACCCGAATGCGATAAGCAAGACGGAAGCAAAAAGGGAAAACATAAGGAACACGGCAGGGGGTGTTACGGTGTTGTCTTCCCCTACTTTTGTACCGCAGGACATAACGATAAGGGGAGATTTCGGACGTACTTTCAAGTTGTTGTTGTCGCTTGGTGGCGGTGCGTCAAGTCTGGCAGGAGCGGCCTATAGTCTGTCAGCCGGGAAATGGAGTTTGAGCGATATTTCGGGTAAAAATACGAACTCTTTAAAGTCGGCTTCGTTCGACCCGTCTGTCAAGAACGGATATGGATGTACGAAAATATTACAAGCTATCATATCAAAAAGTAATGGTGTGGATAAGGACGGTTTGCCATTTCGTCTTTACTTCTATAATATGGCTTTGGGTGAGAGTTATTTAGTGACTGTCCCTCCTACTGGATTGGTACTGAACCAAAGTTTACAGCGCAACATGATATGGGAATATTCGCTTACAATGACAGCGATAGCCCCTATAGAAGCGGTGGCAGGAGAACAGAAAGCGAAAACGGCACTCACTAAAATTTGTACGGCTGCTGCAATACAGAAAGGTGTAAATGATTTGGCGGCTTCTTTAGCAACATTATTATAAGAAAGGGGTGAAGGATGGACGTGGTAATGGAAACGGCATACGCCAAATTTAAGAATATAACCGGGTACGACATAAAGAAGTTCTTCCAGAGTTATGTGGACTTCTGCAACAATCATTATCCCTATATAGTGGACTATTACCAGGGAGGAGAGATAAACGCACAGTCATTCTACGAACTTGACAAGATGATAGCGCAAATCAATATCGTAGAGCCTATGTTTCAACTCCATGAAAACAAGTTGGACGATATTTCTATGTGGGAAATATTAGATAACTTTTCGGAAGTGGAAACAAAGATATTGACAATAAAAAATTCTGACAGATGGTTAAGAAGTGCAACGCTTGGAAGACAGAACACCCTACAGCTTGACAAGCAGCTAAGGACAGGAGAGACGTTCGAGAATGTAGCGGAAGAAATCGCAATGACGGACCCAGAAGACGACTGGACTTCTATAACTACACCACAATACATTATAGAAGAGGATTATAAGGCAGGTCAAGGAAGTAATACTTTTGCTGTAAATCTTCGCAATATCGGTGTAAACTATGTGGATAATGTGGTAGATACACTGGTAGGCGAGAACGTGTTGGGTAAAGACATAGATACGGAGTTTGAGTTTAAGAATGATGATTTGAAGGTGAAGAAATTCGGTACATCTATGGAGCAGGCATTAAAAATCATATTGGAGGCTTTGAAAGGCTGTATTCCGGAATTCAAGGACTACGGACTTCCATCTGATTTTGTAGGTCAGACAACAAATGCAATACAATACCCGGTAATATTTAAGGCCCTTATGAACATGTTCCAAAGAGATAACCGATGGGCGAGTGCAGAGCTTCTTGATTTGGTAAAAAAAGAAGACGCGGTGTTTATGAAGGTGAAGGCTACAACCGTGACGAGAGAAGATTTTGTTATTAATGTTCCTATTTAAATATATTTACAATGATTACGAAAACAGCGAATACGATTGCAAATTTGAAGAATTTGTGGATTGAAATGTTCTTGAACAAGACCGACCGCGTTTCAAACATTGCGGACGGTTCTGTACTTAATGGCGTCGCTTATGGTACTGCAAAGGTGGCGCAAAAAGCGATAAAGGATATTGCCATAGTGGAGGCGCAGATTTTCCCAAAGTCGGCAACAGGCGAATATCTGGACAAATCAGCCGCGTTGTTCGGTGTAAGTCCGAGAAAAGAAGCGCTTGGTTCCTCTACTTATGTACGTGTTTTTGCCGAGCCTGGCACGCATTATGAGGTAGGGACAAAGTTTATTTCAAAGAATGGAGTGCAATTTACTGTAGACCAGCCTTTTACGGTTGATAAGTCGGGATATGGATATATCAGTGTAAGAAGCGTTATCACCGGGTCTGCTACCAATGTGGAGGCGAACAGTATTACCGAAGTATCACCAAGACCGTTGACACATATAGAGTGCACGAATGAATATGCAGCTATTGGTGGACGTGATTATGAGGACGATGAAACATTCAGAAACAGAATAATAAATTACAACAACAAGCTTTCCACCGACACTATGGAAGGCTGGACGCAAATATTCCAGGATTTGGACCCGCGCATTTTAAAGGTTATGAATGTCGGGCTGGGTGAGGACGGAAAGACGCACATCTACCTTGTAACCCAAAACGGGTCTTTCTTTACGGACGATGAATTGGAAGAATTGCTTACAAAAGCTACACCCTATTTCGGATTGACCGAACTTGATTTGCAGGGGAATACGCTTGGAATTGTGATTGAAAACGCAAAATGGATGTATGTAGGTGGTGAAGAGGGGGTAGATTTCCGTGTGGAATTGTCACCTAATGCAGTGATTGCGGATGTAAGAAAAAATATCCAGATTGCAATGACTAAGTATTTGGATTTCCGTTTCTGGGAAGCAGGCAAAAAGGTAGAATGGGATGATTTGCTGGAAGTTGTGAAGACTGCGGAAGGCGTGAAGTATGTACCGGACGAATACTTCTTCCCCTATTTTGACGAAGAAGTGCCTTTGAATATGTTGCCTCGTATTAAGGGATTCAGAATGCGAGACCTGGAAGGAAACATTCTGTATGATTCGGGTAGCAGCTTGTCTAATATTTTCTATCCGGCAGGAGAAAGCGATATATATAAAGGCTCTCAATCGGTTATAGCGTCACAGAAATACTTGTGTTCGTTTACCGTAACCAATACCAAGAATGTAGCCGTACCGGGTGCATACATAACAATAGGAAACAAGGTAATCATTACGGATAGTAACGGTACGGCCAACATTCTTTTGGAAAATGGGGAATACTCGTACATATTATCAAAAACGAACTGGACGCAAAAGACAGGGGATTTTGTCGTTCTGAACAACCCTATTTATATAAACATAAATGATTTCATTGCAACACCCTATCCGGTTACGTTTACTGTATATGAAGGTGAAGCACCCTTGCAGGGGGTAACTGTAACAACAAGCGTGTACACGTCTGAAACGGACGATAAGGGACAGGCGGTCATTAATTTGGAGCCGGGAACCTATGAATACAAGCTTGAAAAATCGGGTTTCCAGACCATAGAAAGTGTATTTACGGTTGAAAATCAGCCAGTAGATATATTTCAAAGAATGTTCCTTACAAAAATGAATGTAAATTTTGCTGTAATTGACAGAAACAGAAGTATTTATATTCCGGAAGCAAACATCACAATAAATGACATAAAGGAAAAGACGGATAATGAAGGGCAGGCAAGCATGGGGCTGCAAACCGGGAAATATGAAATGAGGGTTGCAAAAGAAGATTATCAAGACCTTGTAAAGGAAATTGAGATTGTCGGAGAAGACCCTAATTGTATTCTCGTCGAAATGACGGCAATTCCTTATGCGATAAAGTTTACAGTACTGGATTCTGCTACCCATATGGTTTTGGAAGGAGCAACGATAAAGATAAATGGTTCTACCTATCTAACAGACAAGGAAGGTATAGCGATTATAAGCTTGCCGAACGGAACCTATGAATATACGGCTTTCAAGTCCGGTTATATGTCCGTTAATGATTTTGTAGTGGTTGAAGGTTCGGAAGTTTCTAAAATTGTGGAATTGGAACAGGCTTTCTATACATTCCGCTTGACTGTACGGGACATTGAAAACGGCAACTATATCCAGGGTGCAGAATTGCAGATAAACGGAGAGACGCGTGTAACGAACGTTAACGGTGTTGCAAGCGTGACACTTGGAAACGGTGACTATGAATATACGGTAACGCATAGAAACTATAAGAGATACACCGGAACGGTGACTATCAAGGACCAGGATGTACCGGAAACAATTTACCTGGAATTGAGAGACACGGTAATAACATATACCGCAACGGACGCGATAACGAAGGCTCCTATTTCCGGTGTATATATCGAATTGATAAACAAAGGGACCGGAATTAAGGTGGATTCTGGCTACACGAATGACATAGGTGTGTTGCAGCTTGGAGCGGAAGCAGGGGAATATACCTGGAACGCGACACACAGATATTATGACGCAGTAGAAAACCAGGCGATAACACTCGAAAAACTGAAGGATATAGACCTTCCTTTCACTATGACAAGAAGGGAAATCGAACCGGAAGTTGACGTAATAGAGAATATTCCCGGTGTGTCCGGTGATGCTACTACAGTAAGATTCAGTGGTGAAAATACAGCCGAGACGTTATCCAATGATAGTTATTATTACATAGTTCATACACCGGAAAACTTCGTTGTTCCTAACAAAGGAGTGACGTTCGATGTGATGGACCATGTAAAGACTTTCAGACGTGCAGAAATTGGTGGTGAGGATGAGCCATACGATTTTACAAGTGGAGGTGCTGAATTGAAATTCAATATATCGAATGACGAAATAGCTTCTTTGGAAGGTACGATGTTGACAGTGCAGCCGAATGTGACACGTGATGCAGAGCCAAGGGCTTTCTATGTGGACGTGACGATAACGACCCCGGTAAGCCAGGTGACTGTAAAGATAACTGCTGAACAGAAAGCTGCTCTGAACTTCAATCCGGTTAAGGCCGGAATTGTCGTTTCGGTAAAAAATATGTACAATGATAATGTACGGGAATATACGACGAATGCGGCAGGAAAGATATTTCCAGAAGTGATGCCGGGAATTGATTATCAGTTGACAATAAAGGAGAAAGGTTTCTATGAGAATGAAGGTCTGCTAATCAAGAACTGGGGCTTCGGTGCGAGTGTACCTACACTGATGGAAATTACATGCTCGAAGAAGGCAGAATTACGGGTGAAGCAGCAGAACACGTTAAGACCGCTTGAAAATGCAACTATAACCGTGTCCGGAATGTCGTTACCCCAGACCGTAACATCCGGAAGTGACGGTGCTGCAAGCGTGTATATCTCACCTATTGTAATGAGCTATGAGTGTACAGTAACAGACCATACGAAAAAGACTGGAACATTCACACCCCCGTTGTCGGCTGATTATATGGATATAATCATGGGCTATGCTGCAATGACGTTCAGTCTAACATTGACAGCAAACAATCCTTATTCCAAGGCGGCAGAAAGTTGTCCGGTAACGGTTACGAGTGCATGGGGTGGAACATCTTCACAAGCATATAGTTTTTCTGGAACAACGAATGAAAGCGGACAATTGATATCGCAAGGAAATGGAAATTTCAATATACCGCCTGGAAATTATACGATAACCTATGGAGGAGGAAACAGTAATTTCAACAGCAAGACAGAAAACATCTATCTGCCTACGGACAAGACGCATTCAGCAGTATTAACAAGAAGAACGAAATCAGTCACATTCACGGTAAAAGAAATAATACCCTCTATTTCGACTACAGCATCAAATCCGGTAAAGACAGGTCTTGTGCTTGCATGCTATTACAACGACAATAGTACATCTTCGGGTGCGAATGTAACGACGAATGCAAGCGGACAATTTACAAAAACAGTGTATGCAGGAATTGCAGAACGTTTCCAGGTGCAACCAATAGGATTCTATTCTGGAAACGGTGCAATAGCTACAGTCAATTATAAAGATGTAAACACAAAAGACCTTGTATATACATGTTCAAAGAGAATTCCGGTATATATCACATCCAATCTGTATGGTGAGTTAAGTGGCGCATCAGTGACGTTCAACGGAATGTCTGTAAACCAGACAGGAACGACCAATACGGACGGGATAGTGCAAATGTACATATCTCCGGTAAATATGTCTTACAGTGTAAGCAAGCAACATTACAATACCAAGACCGGGAATTTCAAGCCTACCGGAACAGAAACAAGAATGGATATTGAATTGGAGGCGAAGGATTACCCGGTCACTTTCCATGTGTCAACACAAGGAGTTTTGCCACCGGACGGAATTTTAGTACGTGTGACAAACAACGCATTGCCGGACATTGTATTTGAGGGCGAGACGAACGCGGAAGGAACGATAGTCATGCCGAATGTTCCGGTAGGAGAATACACCTACGAGGTTCTTGCAGGCGAGGTTTCATCCGATACGTTCTCACATCCCCAAAGTGAAAGTGGTACAGTGCTGGATGTAGAAGCACAATATGAATTGATTAACGCAGGTATTCAAGTTTCGGAGGTGTACGGTACGGCAGGAAGAGCATATTTGTCAAATCAGACTATTACAATGACATCCAAGGCAGGAACGATAAAGCTTACTTTGGATGAGAACGGTTATACCAATCAGTTATTGATAAAAGGACTGGAATACACGTTCACAACTGATTCGTATCCTAATTTTTACAGCAATCCGACACAATCCTATACATGGACCGAAGACGGTGTGATATGGCCGTTCAACTTGAATGTGACCTCAAAGATAACGGTCAATGTAAAGGATGTATATGTGAAAAACAATATCCAGGGAGTAACGGTAGCTTACAATGAACAGGTAGTGACAACGGATGCAAGCGGTAACGCTTCATTGTTCCGGTCAGCACTGACAAAGGACTATTCTTTGGATAAAGAGGATTATAGTACAGTAAATGGAACCATTGCACCTACCACGGCTTCACCGCTTAATGTTACTATGTTGAGAAACAAACATGTAGTGACAGTGCAGCAATATGAAGTGATACCAGGTGGTGCGAGTGTAATTCTTGACAATAATACCAACTTTACACTTGCTTATACATCAGCAGCAGGAAATGGAACAGTAGATGCAGGTAAAAACACTTTTGAGGCATATTTAGGTATTCCTATCACATTCACCATATCAGCACCGGACAGAAGACCGTTTTACACGAATTATCAACAAACACATACATTTACTACATCCAGTGAGAAATGGAACATGAATCTCACTTGTGCAAAACAGATAACTGTAAATGTGAAGGACAACGTGCCTGGAACGAATGTGTCGGGAGCTACAGTAACTTATTTCAGTCAAACGAAGACAACAGACAGTAGCGGTAATGCAGTATTATATTGGAGTGCTAACACTCGTAATATATCAGTAAGCGCTTCAAATCTGAAATCCTATACCGGACAGATAGCTTACAATTCACCAAATCCGTTCAATGTGGTAATGACACGTGCAGCGAATCCGGTTACGCTTGTAGTAAGAGAAGTAACGCCAGCACAAACAACTTATTATCAGAATTTACAGATAAAATATACAGCAGGAAGTGCAACCGGAACACTTATAACAGATGCGAACGGTGCAGTGACATTCAATGGATATATAGGTACGGAAATGTCGTTTACGGTAGTGGGACATCCGGAATTTTACAGCAACCCGACACAGAAACACACCTATACAGCCGCCAATCAGTCATGGACTATGGATTTGACGGTAACGGCAAAGATAACTATAAACGTCAAATCAAACGTGCCGAGTGGAACAAATTTGAGTGGTGCTACCGTATCATATTTCCATCAGACAGGAACAACTGACAGTAGCGGAAATGTATCACTGTATAGGAGTTCTGTAACAAGAAATGTAGATATTACAGCGACATATCACGGTAATTATAGAGGCAGTATAACGTCAGACACCGCGTCTCCGTTCAACGCGGTAATGACGCGTTCAACCGCGACAGTAAGCCTTGGAGTGAGCGAAGAAGTGTTATTCAAATCACAGTATGTTTTGGAAATAAAGACTTCTACCGGAGAAACAATTCCGGGATTAGGAGGTTTTTATTTTGGTACGCCAACAGCAGCTAATAAGGAATTTGTAGTGTTTTTCCATGCAAAAATTCCTACTGGATATAGTTTGTTTTTTCAGAGTAATGCAACCGGAACAGGTGGGAGTGCAACGAGAAGATGGCTTACAGACAATAAAGGAACAGGCGTATGGACTTGGTATGCCCACTATATAAGATGTGGTTCTTCCGGTAATTTTTCAACAACCAATTTCTTTAATCTGGACGGAGGAAGTAAGCCCGTTACATGGCAGATAGATACAGCATCAGTATTTGATATCAGTGGAAGTAATTCGCAGAATAAATCGTATGCAGAAATAACCCAAATATGTACTGTAGACAAAATGGTTTCTGCAAATAAAGATTTCTTATTTAGTAATGGGAATAATGGCATTAAAGTATATAATAATCAAAGTAATAGTGTTGTTACAATAACAAGAAAAGCGTTTACATCTAATACGTTTGGATGGACTGTAGCTCTTTATTCATCCATGAAGATGAATTTTAGTCCAGCAGCTTCTACAAGTCCATTAACGTTAGATACGAACGGCAATGTATCGTTTGTATGTTATTTAGGTACACCAGTAACATTCACACCAGTAACAAGACCTAATTATTACAGTAATCCAAATAATGCGTTGACTTATACGGCAGCAGGACAAGTGCGGACAATACAATTGATTTGTAACCAAAAGATAACCATTAATACAGTAGCGAACATCTACAATACAAGTAATGCGCTTTCGGGAACGATTACATATTTCGGTCAAACACTTCCGTCTGGAGGAAGTTTCTATAGAAGTGGACTTGATAGACAAATGACCGCTACGGCACAGTATTTTAACAATTATGTAGGAACAGTGACTGCCACACAGACATCACCCTATACAGTGACGATGAACAGAACGACAAGGACGGTGACACTGACGGTTGTAGAGAAAATTCCAAACATCACCACTACCTATGCTTTAAGGGGTGCGGTGATGGTTAGAAGCGTACCTACTGGTTCTAATGCCCCGGCAGGAGAAATAACGTTGGATGCAAGCGGAAAGAAAACAAATACGGTATATGCAGGTATAAATTACACCTACACACCGAAAAACAACGCAAGTTATTACAGCAATGCAAGCCAGGAATGGACGTGGGTATCTGAAAATCAATCCTGGACTATGACATTGAATGTGACGGCACGTCTTACATTTAACATAAAGAGTTCTAATTATGGGACAAATATAAGCGGTGTATCATGTTCCTATTTCGGACAGACCGGAACGACAGATAGTAGTGGTAACTGGACTGTATACAGAAGTGGTGTAGACTGGGCTTATTCATTTTCAAAAACGAATTATAATAAGTTGACAGGTACATTATCGTCTACGCAGGCAAGCCCACTTAATCTGAAAATGAGCGAGACAAGTTCTTCTATAACATTCACCATAAAGGACTACTATCAAGGAGCAGTAAAAGGAAATGCGAACGGATGTCCGGTCACAATGACGAATTCGCAATTATCGTCAATCAAATTTACAGGAACGACAAACAGTAGCGGACAGGTGACGTTCGGCTCAATGATAGCTGGGAAATATAACATAACATGGGGTGGTGGTACGAGCTATTGGGTATTAAGTATAGGAACGATAACAATGCCTCTATCAGCGAATACAAGAAATGCAACGAGATTGACGAAGAGTGTAGGTGTAGAATTTAGAGTGAAGATACCTCTTTCAACACCAGTATTAGGATGGTGGGGAACACCAAATCTTGTAAAACCAGTATTTACTACAGCAGGAGTAGCAACGACTGTATCATTAACAGCCAATAATGCAGTATATTACTTGGCTACATATACATGGATAGCAGGTATTACAACAACAATAACGGCAAAATTGGCGAATTATTTTGTGACTGGTACAACAACAACCGAAACACCGTATTCCATCACTCCTAATTACAATTTCAGTAATATAGGACATAACAATGACGCTACAGCATTCTATTCTACAGCAATAAAGAGTATTGTAGTGACTGTACAGAACAGTTATACGAATGCGGCTGTAAGTGGAGCTACAATAAACATGTACGGTATAAACGGTAGTTATCAGACTTCCGGTGAATTAGGTGCAGGACAAGCAACGCAGACCGTGACAACAAACAGTGCAGGACAAGCAACAGTATATGTATCTGGACTGACAAATAGATATGTAGTAAGTGCGACAAGATACGTGACATTAAACACCACCAATACGAATACCTCTAATTTTACAATCAAGTTGGTACCAAGTGAGGTGACGATAACGATAACCGTAAAGGACGCGAGTACAGGAATAAGCGTAGGAAGTGGTGTAATAGTGAAGCTGTCAAGTAACAATACCAGCACAGCATATAGCGGCACTACAAACACGAGCGGACAGGTGGTATTGAAGATAAAGTCGGGTAACTATTGGTGGGAAGCAGGAGGTACGACAACATGGGGAGCGAGCGGAACCGGGACATGGAATTATCCGAACCGTTCCACCACCTCAATCTCCCTCGTCAAAGACCAGTCCATAACGATAGAGGCTCTAAAGATAGGGGTGTGGGTGAGTGATGAATGGAGCAGTAGTAATTTTGGAGCAAACGCAACTTCTCGTAAAAATTCGTATACTGGATTATACGTTAAGCCAATTATAGAGGAGAATAAGACATATCCAAGTAGTTCATGTGCTGCTGTATTGACGTATGACCCAACTCAAATGGTTATATCTTCTCAAAAAACGGTTATTTCTCTTTATACAGACTTGGCGTATGTTTGTGCAGCATCAACACTTTTTGATTCTGCGACATCGACAGATTCACAAAGATTATATGGATATGACTATATACAAGGAAGCTTTTATTTAAGTTCTACCTCTGATGGTGATTTCCAGAACTTAAATTATGTACTTTGTGGATTTTCTAATCCAAATAAGTTAACATTTGGACAAATAAATATAAGAAGAGGTTCTTTGAATTATGTAAAGGGAATTAATAATTCTACTTTAGGTTCAGTATTCCAAAATAGTAATAATTATTCTATACGAAATGCCATTTGTACTTTGATAACACAAAAAGAAGCGGATTCAATTAATGATTATATTAATGCACAAGAAATAGTGGCGATACCAGACACACCTGATTCTATTGATAAAATTAGGATAAACATTAGGAGTTCTGAAATTGGTTCTTCTGCTTTTTCTTCTTATATTTTAAATCTTGTTGGACCTTCTGTTGGAAGAAAAATAAATATATTCTTTTATAAAAGAGCGTATGTTAACATTTCTAAACATCAATTGATATTGTTAGTATACGGGCCTCAAAAGACTTTTTCAAAAGAAGATTTGACCTATGATTTTTATATATTGGTATGGAAAGGTTCTTCTACATGGAATTATATACATAGTTATAGTGGTTTTCAATATTGGAATTGTTACAACAACATACCTTCTTCCATTACCAACAATATGGGAGGCAATGTGTGGATGTCAACAGATAGAAGGTTAATGCTTTATGTCGGTAAGGGTCCTTGGGGGTCGTCAAAAGGAATAAATACAGCAAGAGGCGCCTCTAATTTGATTAATGAAAACGGCTGGGCGGAAACGTCAGTAAGTATTAATGATAGCTTTACAGCAGAGTTAAGAAACACTCTTGCAAATTATTATGTCCTTGACATTATATTTAATTCTACGGGTAGTAAAATGATTGTTTTTTGTAATGGGCAAAGAGGAGTGCAAGGAGAAACGACTATTACTAATTCTTATGTAGAAGGTATACATCCAACTAATATATTTTGCTTTGTGATATTAAGTGGTGGTAAATGGAAAAATATACCTTATAGTATACCAGGATTTACTAATTTCTGGAATAAATATAATGCTTCTGGAAGTGGAAAATTGAGACCATTCTTTAGTGTTAATAAAAATTATTTGGGTAATACGTGGGATATGAGCTTCGTTTATCCATCATATAGTGAAAATGCGACAGCTTATTACGCTAAACTGACTTTCGGAGACTAATAAAATAAGTGTTCATATTAATTAAGGCAACCATATACCTAAACATCTTTATTATGAATTGGTATATGGTTGCCGTTTTATTTATTCTCCCCAGGTTAAATTATAACTATAGGAAGTATAAGGGGGTTGCCCTCCTGGATAAACGAAATTAATTATCTCATTATTTATGAAATTAAAGGAAGGTTTGTAAGTATTACCAGAACTTGAAGCGGAAGCTGCATAATTGTTCCATAATGAACTTAATCCTACGTTAGTATGTGACAGTTGTTTCCATTGCTTTTTTGATTTATCTAATATAAAGCACATTATAATATCGGGTTGAATTCCTTCGATATAAGTTGTATCTGTTAAAGTACCATCACCGAAATATCCTTTAGAAGAATTCCCAAGAACCATCATTTTATCAGAATTAGAATTGAATTTGACTTTCAATATGTAATATTCTTTTGTGGCTTGATATACAGAATCTGAATTGGTAGAAATTGTATACGATTTATTCGTGAATCCGGTTTCTGTAAATAATACAGAAGTGTCCTTAGTACATATATAATACAATCCTTTTGTATAAACTGAAGTAGAAGAAGTAGAAATAAAGAACCACCATTTTGAATCGGGTGAAATCCAGCAATCTCCTCCGACAACTCCCGTAATTGCAGATGGGATATTATAATAACAAGCCCAGTTAGATGCATCCATTATTTCTACACCCGTTGTATTTCCCATAGTTACAACATAAATCAAATAATCGAATTTATTTGTCACTTGTTCATTAAATAATCTTCCCAACAATATTGCTTTTTTATTAATTTCTCCTATTTTAATAAAACCAATATGATTCCAACTTATTGAATCTGGGTATGGATAATTAGTAAGCTCTCTATAATCAATTCGCTCATTTGATGATGTAGTACCTCCCGTTTTAACTTGAACTCTTCCTACTATGAAAAAATAATTATTACAACCATATACACTGTAGTAATACCAGTTATTTTTGGCAGTAGAAATAACTGTTATTGTAGCAATTGCTTTTAATATAGAATAATTATTGAGCAACTTTAATAAATTATTTGACGAAAGTCCTAAAACATAAGCACTATTACTTCTTTTATAAGTGATTACTGCGTTAGGTGCAGTCGTAAACATATCCACTGTACCTATATAAAGAGAATACTGTAATATACATGCATAATTAATTATATATAATTTACCGTTATCATCATTATATATAGATGCTTCACTATTTAAAATAGGGATAGACGGTGATAAACCTTCTATATACACCTTGTTCTCCCAAAGAATATAATTTTCTTGGGTAAGTTTTATTAAGGAAGTTTCTCGAAGACTTAACGACAGTGTATTTGCATAAGAAAATCCAAAATAAACACCCGATGGTGATTTAAATGCTATTGCAAACGAATTACTGATAGCCAAAACATCATGCGATACATTTCGCATTAATAAGGTTGTGTAATATCCAGATGCTAACGTTTGACTGAAATATGGATTCATTTTTGCTGATTCTACATCACTCACCCACACCCCTATCTTTAGAGCCTCTATCGTTATGGACTGGTCTTTGACGAGGGAGATTGAGGTGGTGGAACGGTTCTACAGTATTTTTTCGTCGTGTTTGTTTTCGTAATATCCAAAATTAATCGTATTTTTACCGTGCAATTAATTGTAGTTCAACATGGAAGTAAAACAGAAAAAAGAAAACCCGTGTGGGGGATTATTTTTACCCCAGTCCACACCTATATATGATAATTTGCCTTTCAGTCGTTTTTTCGAGGAAAACGACAAGGAAGTGATACGGTGGGCAGAAAACGTGCTCGAAAAACTGGAAGGAAGGGGGATTTTGCCTACATTCTTAAAGAAGAAAGAGAACGAGGATTTCCGTGCGTTCTGGGGAACCATAACCCATATATTTGCTTTGATAGTGCTGTATGCAAGACAATACAAGAAGATAGATACAAATCAGATTTTGTTCGAGATGTTCATTCAGAACAGGGGTCTTGTCACTAATATGGTGGATAGCCAGGAACAGATGAAATACCTATTCTATAATTACCTGGAAGAATATTCAAAACGCGGAAGGCTTGACATTATAAGCAAAGAAGGTGAGATATTGGGAGAATTATTACGACTGATAAGATACAATTCGTTGGACGAGTTTATATTTGCCTTGTTGAGACCGGAAGCTACGGGGTGGGCGATGGGACATAGTTCACCTACATGCGACCGGACGAATACAGTAATGAATGTATCAAAAGCGTATGAATATACAAAAGGAGTAGAGGACTTGAATAATTATCCTCTATTGATACCGGAAAGTATAAGTATAACGCAGGACGAAAACGGGGATAATGGAGAGATATTCAACGCTATGACATTTTTTGGTAATCAAGCCGTGGGCATAGACGGAAGGGTGGATTTGGACAAGCTTATAATCATAGACCCGAACCTATCCTACGAAATATCATTGCAAGTAAAAGTGTCGGCTACGGACAATGAAAACCTAAAGTTTGGAGTAGCTGGGTACGAGACGGTAGACGGAGAGCCGTTGTCTATGGGAATATTGGAAAACGGACAGATAACCGGAAGTTCCCTTTGGTTCCATGAAAACGAATATTTGGACATAAAGAATGACGGCATGTATTACTATATAAAAGGAATACTGCTGTCAACGAACGAGAAGTTTTTGAACGCACCTACGCTTAATTTCCCGTCTGGACGTGCTTTGTCTATAATGCCGGGAATGAAGTATATCGCACCTATATTTATCCAGGAAAGAACGGTCGGAAATCATCCGTATGTATATATATACGATTTTCATGTGAAACCCTTATATCTGCCGTTTTCACAAGGATATTTGGGTGAGCGTGATATTATAGCCGCCTATTACAAGAACAACGCATATCAGAGACAATTTACTGTAGAGACTTTCTTAAAAAATTACCTTGTTGGATATAAGAACATATTCGGCAGTGAATTGATACGCCCTTATGTAGGAGAGGAAGAATATCAGATATTGTTCAAGGTGTTTTCAAACCGAAACAAGTACATACCCAATGCAAGGATTACGATAAATGGGGAAGAGCTTGTAACGGACGTGAACGGTGAAGCGAAGATAACGTTACCGCGCGGACAATGGTATTATGAGGTGGAAGCCGAAAACTTTGAAAACGTGGAAAACTCCTTATTAGTGGACAAGGATGCTGTAGAATATGTACAGTTAATGGGTGCCGCCTATGAACGGGTGGTTACGTTCTTTGTGCGCGACAAGGAGACAAAAGACTGGATGCAGAATGTGAAAGTGTCCTTTGCAGGAAAGGTGCAATATACCGGAAGCAACGGTATAGCGACATTCGAGGTGTTCCCTGGTATATACGAATATGTGGCAGAATATGAGGACTATTATACGGTGAGAAGAAATGCTGAAATAGTGGATTCTACCAATATCGAAATCGAGATGGAAAAGATACCCTACTATAACGTGACTTTCCGTATAAGGGACGGTGTGGAGCCAGTATCGGGTGCATCTGTATTAGTGACGGGTGAAGATATTCCTAACCAGACTGGAAGCTCGAATGCGCAGGGACTTGCAACCGGGTTTATATATCCGGCAGGAACGTATCATTATAAGGTCGTGAAAGAAGGATATATAACCGTGGAAAAGGATTTTACCATATACGGAAACGCGGTTATAGACATACAGTTCAATCCCATACCGAAATACAACATAAACTTTGTCGTGAGAAGCAACGGGTTGCCCGTAGCGAAAGCGGATGTTACTTTTAACGGCACAACCCTACAGACGGAAAGAAACGGGGTTGTGACATTTGTAGAGGTGGCAGGTTCTTATGCCTGGAAGGTGTCAAAGACGGAATTTAACGGGCAGGAAGGAATGGTGGAAGTCGTGGATAAGGACGTGACGGTAGAAGTTGACTTGGTGCAGATAGGCTATCTGATTGATTTTTATGTTACGGACGATAACAATACACCGCTTGACGATGCTTTGGTTACTGTAGGTACGGAATCAATAAGTACGAGTGGAGGGCAGGCGCAATTTGTCCGTATATCGGGCGGTTATAACTGGACCGTACAGAAGGAAGGATATTATACGAAACAAGGTGTTGTGACGGTGAACGGAGAGAACAAGAGAGTGGACGTGCAATTGAAGCTCGTTACCTACGACATCATATTTACCGTGAGAATGAGCGGACAGCCCGTTAAGAACCAGCCCGTAGTGCTTGGTGTAGGGGAGGATGAACAAACGGTCAATACGGACGCGAGCGGAAACGCGGTCTTTAACCGTGTGCCGGGCAGTTATCCGTGGAATGTGACAAAGACGGGGTATGAGCCGAGAACAGGAACGGCAGTATTGATAAACCAGCCTTTAGCCATAACGGTAGACCTTGTTAAGCAGACCGGAAAACTGACGGTAACGGTATTGGATGTGGAAACGAACGACCCTATTAGTAATGCGGTAGTGACGATAAACGGGGAAACGAGATATTCCAACAACAACGGTATCGCGGCAAGCTGGACGCTTGAACTTGGTGTGTGGGAGTGGAGCGCGTCTCACCAGGACTATAACCCGGCAAAGGGGAATGTGAACATAACGGCAGGAGACAATGCCTATACTATAAAGATGGCAGAAAAGGCGTCCGTGCCGTTTAACGTGACGTTCCAGGCGACTATAGGAAGTGCGCAGGCTTCTGGGGCGACAATCGAGATTGTAGGACAAAGCGAAAAGTTGACAACGAACGAATTAGGGTTGGTATCTACGCAATTGTTTTCGGGTACATACGATTATGTGGCAAAATATCCTTATTGTTATGACGTGGTGAATTCGTTTACCGTGTACAATTCGGACACCCGTGTTCCTATCAATTTTACCGTAAAGAGGGTGAATGTGAGAATACAGGTTGTCAATGGCAGCAATATAGGCATAAGTGGGGCACAGGTGACGTTTAACGGAATGACGCAATATTCCGATGGACAAGGATATACGACCTTCAATGTGGAGGCAGGAAGTTCCGGTACGGCCACGGCAAGCAAGCTTCCCCAATATAATGAAAATAGCACATTCGTATCAGTAGGAGAATACGATACAAGTGCGACGATAGTTCTTGGTGTAAATACCTATAAAGTTATTTTCGACGTGGTGGACGAGAAAGGGATATCCATAAGAGGAGTGCGTATTGTATGCGGAGGTACGGTAAAGAACACGGATGGAGCCGGGCGTGCGGTATTCGGAACATACGTGCCGCCCCAGACATTAAGCTGGCAGGCGTCAAAAGCCGGATATCAGAGCCAGAACGGTTCTGTAAGCATAAGCAATAGCGACGAATATGTTAACGTCGTAATGACGCGCAACAAATGCCAGGTTACATATAACGTACGTACAAAGAGCGGTTCTCCTATTTCGGGTGTGACAGTGGAAGACAATATAAGTTCGGGTGTGACAAGTTCGAGCGGTACGGTATCATGGATGGTTCCGTGTAATGATACTTATGCGTGGGTGGCTACAAGTCAGAACTACTTTACAGAGAGCGGAAGCTATATGGTAGGTCCGGAAGAGTTCAGCAAGACGATTGACATAATAATGGAAGACGGTGCGGTACTGGAAGTAAGCGTGTCAAGCGGCACGAACATAGTGTTGCCCGTACTTAACACTTCTTCTACCGGATTGAACAATCTTCGCGTAAAGTGGGGAGACGGAGACCAGACATTAGGAACAAGTTCGCATACCTATAGTTCGGGAGGAACAAAGATAATATTATTCGATTTTAACGGGATGTCGGCTAATTTATCATGGAGTGCGAACGGGTTTTCAAGTTTCCAGAATTGTTTGACAAGAGTAATAAAATGGTTTACTGAAAATGTAAGAACATCATGGAATAAAGGAGCATTTAAAAATTGTAGTAGTCTCCAATCTGTTGTAAGTTGGACTACAAGTCTTATGAGTGGTTCGGCAGATTCATTTTTTGAAGGATGCAGCAGTCTGAGAAGTGTCCCGGCAGGATTGTTTGAGTTTATAACAAGCGGCACATTTGTTAGCACATATAGAGATAGTGGGCTGAGTGGTTCAGTGAACTTGTCGAGTGTGCTTGCAGGGAACTTGATAAATGATTACTCCAGTTGTTTTTATGGATGTAAAAATATTTCTTCCGTAAGCGGACAGTTAAGAACGTCAAGTAATGGAACGTCTTTGAATTATATGTTTGCCGGATGTAGCAGTATGTCAAGTATAAGTAATGATATTGGAGCGACGAATATAAAAACATGTATATATATGTTTTCCGATTGTTCTAATTTGCAATCACCATGCAGAATAACGTTCAGATATGTTTCGGGAGAGACAATAAACGCATACGGTTTTTGTAATGCTTCGGGTATATCGTCGTTGCCGAGCAATCTGTTTTCCGGGACCGTGGGTGAATTGTTTTTGGGACAGGCGTTTTATAAATGTACCAATCTGTCAAGCATAAGCTCTGGTGCATTCAATTACACGACGAATGGAGGTACACAATGTAACGAAATGTTCTACGGCTGTACAAGTTTGTTGAATGTAAGTGGTGTGACAATCCCCGATATTAGAAATGCGTCCGGTATGTTTCGGAATAGTGGTTTGACTACTATAACATCATCCTTGTTTTCTGATTCTTCGCAATGTAGTTCTTACACATATTGCTTCAGTGGTTGCAGGAATCTGAGGACGGCAGGTTCGCAGGGCAATCCTATCACACCGCCCGAACATTCGGTGACTGTGAACATTAACAGCATGTTCGAGAACTGTTCTAATTTGCTAACGGCAGAATATGCTTTCGGTGATGTAACCGTAAATAAACTTGGACCTACCGGAACAGATAATAGTTATATAGAATCGGGGGTACTAAAACATATGAATAGTTGCACAGACGCATTCAGCGGTTGCTCAAATATGACGTCTCAACCGAGATGGGATTGTATAGTAGCTGGAGTAAAATTACCGACAGCTTATATGCCTTTGTTCTTCTATTTTGAAAAACTATTCCAACCGTATCAATTCGGTTTTCCGGATGTTGACAGTCTCCCTAAAAGCGGATGTTTCAGAGGATGTACAAAGATGAATAATTACGCAGATTTCAACAGAAATTATCCAGAATGGTTCTAATTTTGTAAATAAAAATTTATAAATATATGGCGCAGATAAATGTTAACAGAAACACTTTTTTAGAAAAAGAAGAAGTGATGAATATGCAGTCTTTCCTACAGAACTCTTTGCTTGGAAAGATTCTTATTGCCGGAAGTTATACATTCGGCATAGTGACAAACAACCCTACAAAATTCAAGTCCGACTTTGAGACTGTGGACACCTTTATAGACAACAAGGCGTTCGAGGTGCAGCAGGGAACACAGGGAGGAACGGTAAGGGTATTGCCGGGTATGGCGGTAAACTCATTGGGGCAAGTAATAAACATTGTCAACATATACGATAACTTTGCCATCCCGGCAGACAGCGTGTATTACTGGCTAAAAATCGGGTATTCGACAAAGAATTACGAAAACGGATATGTGAGTATCAACCAGAAGGGTGTAGTGACCGGAACCGTGGATTTTTCCGGTAAGGTGAGAGGACAGGCAGGGAAAACCCCGGTAGCGATAAAGTTTTTGAAGGACGACGGTTCACAGCCCCTAAATAATGGTGTATATGAGATAGTCAATATAATAGATAACAAGAATATTGTATTAACGTCCGAATCCGATTTTGTTGCGGAAACAAATTTGCAAGTCGTGATACTGGGAACGGTACCTCTTGGAAAGGTATTCACGGACGCACAAATGGAAGGGCTTTACACCTATGATTGGTTTACGTTGGGGCTGACACAGGAAGTGACCTTGGAACAGCCGCCTACCAAGTCGGTAAACGAGTTTTACATAGCAAGAGTGAGAAACAACGGTGGTACGGTCACGATTGACAATACGGCAAAAACGGAATATTGGTCTTTGGCAGGCATGCCGAAACCGAAAGAATAAGAAAGGAGGAGAAAATGAAATTATTATATACAGTAAGTTCCGGATATATGGCAGAACAGCAGAATGTTTCCTACTCGATAGGGGGATTTGCGTCTTCCACGACAATACCTAATGACATGTTCGGTAATTTGTTTGACGAATTGAGCGTCAACACTATAAGAAATGCAAGAAACGAATACAGGGCTATAGTGCTGCACAATGACAGCCAGGAGGTGGCAAAGGGTGTAAAGATATGGTTCGAGAACCCGGAAACAAATGTGTGTTCGTTCAAGGTGGGTGCCGTGGGAATGATGGAAAGTGAAGACGGAAGCCGATATATGGGGAGTACACCTAATATATACAGTAGACCCTATACAGTCCAGTTTTACGAGGCTACAGAAGAAAACCCGGTGTCTATCGGGGATATGCAGCCGGACCAGATGATAGGTATTTGGGTGGAAAGGAGTATAGACAAGGAAAAGGCTTTGGAAGAGTATAACAAAGTGGCAGAGAGGGATTTAGCTACGGAAACGAGATATAAGCCTATTCAGAAGGAAACACAAGAAATGTTAAATATGCAATTTTATTGGGAATAAGCTATTGCGTATGTCATAATATAATATTATCTTTGTGGTGTGATTGATAAGGGAGTGTTAAGCCTCCCTTTCTTAATCGGGTTAGACATAAACAAATATTATCTCGAATATGAACAATATTGTAGAACTTAACGGATTGCAGGGTGTAAAGAGTGAAAAGGTTTACGCCTATTTTTCAACCGAACCGAAAGAGGTGCAGAATGCCCTGGAGCTTGGAATAGCATGTACCGGGGCTGATGATAACGGGGCGTACAACATTTATTTTGACGATGAAGAAAACATATGCTGTGAATACATGCAGCGTTGTGTCACGAAGGAGTTCAAGAAGGTGGAAACGATAGAGGAAGCCGTGTTGTGGATGGAGGGTTATTTTAGATGAAGACGCTAATTTTTGATGTAATGCTGAATGAGCAATACATTCACACGTTCAAGTACAAGTACAATCCTTTGTTTCCTATTGAGGAGGAAGAACTGAGGAAGTTTGTAGAAGAGAGACTACCGACATTGAAAGGGAAGAAATTTAAGATTTTGTTTTAGGGTATGAATCTGAATGCTATCATAAAGAAATGGTTCTGCCGCCATGAATGGGAACTGATGTATGAGAGAAAGGTTACGGCATGGGATGAGTTAGGATGTAATAAATATAGGTAACTATATAGAACTTTGCACTAAAAATTATATAAATAAATAGGAAATTTAAAATATTCTATTTATATTTGCGATATGTATTTAACGGAGCAACATATAATAACAGTCAATGACAAGAGGTACAAGGATTTAGACCGGATTTGTTTCTTATCTAAGAACTTGTATAACGCGGCTTTGTATATCATAAAGCAAGAATTTCTTGTTTCCGGGAAATGGATAAGGTCTGTGGAGCTTAACAAAAAGATGGTTGCAGAAAACAATGTTGATTTTAGGGCTATGAGCGGTTCTTCTTCCCAGCAAATACTTATGGCTTTGGATAGAAATCTGAAATCTTATTTTTCAGCCATTAAAGCATGGAAAAGGGATAACAAGAAATTTACTGGATGTCCTAAATTCCCGAAATACAAGCATAAAACAAAAGGAAGAAATATATTTTCTTATTCTTATGCACAATTTAAGCATAGAGGAGAATATATTTACTTTCCAAAGAAAGAAGGTTTGCAACCATTGAAAACCAGATGTAAGGAAGGAACGGTTAAGCAAGTCAGATTTGTTCCGAAAGCAGACTGTTATGTAATAGAATTGGTGTATGAATCGGAGGTAAAGGAACAGTTACCGGATAACAATAGATATATGTCTATTGATTTGGGGGTTAACAACTTTGCTTCTATTGTAACGAATACGAGCAATAAGGCTGTTTTGATAGATGGAAAGAAATTAAAGTCTGTCAATCAGTATTATAACAAGAAAAAAGCTAAAGTTCAATCACAATTAAAGAAAACAAATGGAAAGGAAAATTCGAGACGGTTAATGAACCTTACAAGAAAGAGAAACAATAAGGTCAAGGATTATTTGCATAAGGCAAGCAAGGAAATTGTAGGCATGTGCCTGGAAGACAACATAACGACATTGATAGTGGGACATAATGACGGATGGAAACAGGAAGTGAATATGAGTAAAAGAAACAATCAGAATTTTGTTTCAATTCCGTTTGAGACGTTCATATCAATGTTAAGGTATAAATCTGAAAGACAAGGACTAAGATTTGTTGAAATAAACGAATCTCACACGTCGAAATGCAGTTCTTTAGATTTAGAGGAGATAAAACATCATGATAGTTATGTTGGAAAGAGAGTAAAAAGAGGTCTTTTCAGAACAAAGAACGGGATTTTACTCAATGCAGATATAAACGGAGCCTACAACATCATGAGAAAAGTAAAAGGGGATGCAGCAATGCCACCCTATAGAGGGTTTGGGTATAACCCAGTTAAGAAATTTATTAACAAATAGATACAAGTGTAAACATGTATATAATTACCTTACCTTACCATCACTATGCAGAATTAAAACCTACTTGCACTGATTTAAGGAGAGATGGTTTTAAAGTTAAAATCAATAACGGAAAGGTGTTTGTTTTTTGTAAAGAGTGCTATGAAAAGATAAAGAAGGAGACAAAGAAATGAAAGGAAATGTATTTGACAAAATAAGGAGAGCATCTAATAAATACATAGAGTATATGATTGCTTGTGACTGTGTAGCCAAAGAAGCACAAAAGCATATAGATTGGAACAATGATGTTTCGTGTGAATATTATCCCGGTGATGGAATATGTATAATGATAGAAGAACATGTTTGTTATGCTAATACATTCTTTGACTTGGTAGAAGAATCAGAAAACGGTATGATTGACGAGAAAACTTTTATGATAAATTGTATCTGACATGGAAAGATATAGGATTGTGAAAGAAATAAGGTATAACGGCTGTATTCCGATAGTCGTGTATTGCGTACAAGTCAGAAAAGACAAACGTCTTTCATCTGAATGGGTGAACGTAAAAGGTTTTGATACCTATAGGAAAGCAAGAGAGTTGTTGTTTGTTTTAAACGGTGATTGATATGGAAATAGTTCCCGATTTGATAAAAAGTAATCTATCTAAAAACCAGGTAGAATATATTCAAAAGAAACAGCATGAATATAAATTGACGAACAAGAAGAGGAGGGTTCCGGGACATATTTTATTTTCATTCAATCTGAAAACGAAAGAGATAAAGAGAGCTTCTATTACCAAAGAAGTTTCAATTGGATTAAACGGGAAACCTATAATGAAAACTAAAATAGCTATTGAGCCGGATTGCTATTACGAACAAGCTTTGAATGAAAAGAATTTTAGAAAAAGATTAAAGAGGATTGGGTTAATATGAAAACAATTAAGATTTCAAATTTGCAAGAAGGAGATTTGTTCATATATAAAGACGTAATGTATGAAATTATACATAAGGACAAATGGGAAACCTATTGTAAATATGTCAATGATAAAAGCCATTTAGGAGGATGGCTTTCAAGTGAATATCTTTATTGTAAATTTAGTAATTATACAAAAGTAGAGATTTAGATGCTATGAGTAAATATATATACAGGGAAGTAAAGAACTATATCCACAACGAATTAAAGTTGACTAAAGAGGATATAAAGGAAATTATGATTCCAATTGTGAAAGAGGAAGTTAAACGTATCTTTCAAAACACCTATGGGAATGATGTCGATATAGAGAGGTGGGTTCGTTGTATGGTTTCCAACGAGATACAAAGACATGGTGATTACTCTATGATAAGGAATTTGTGCAGGGAGATAATTAAGGAGGAAATTACCGATAGGTTGTCAATTGATATAAGCCTTAAAAAGAAAGAGGGGTAAAATATGCAGAATGAAATTTCTTGGAATGAAAATACTCGTTATGAGATTTATAATCCATATAGTGATATTTCTCCTTTAGAACCGTGTGATGTACCCAAAATGAGAAAATATCGCCTAAAAGATGATAGATGTACAAACAAGCAGATTGCGAAACGCAGGAAGAGGAATAAGAACCGTAAAACACATAGGAAATGAGTAGGTTTGAGAAAGAGATACTTCCTTTCATGGAAGAAGAAATTATGCGAAAACTCCGTACATACAACGTGTACAGTACAAAGGAGTATGAAGATATACGAAAGGCAGTAAGGTATTCAATTAGGTTTTGCAAGAAACATAAAATAGTTCGATGTGAAGATAAAGATTTAAACAAATAAAGGAACGAGAAATGAAAAAGTACAAGGTTTTATTTTGTGATATGGACGGCACGTTAATAGAAACTGCAAGTGGTGAGACGTTTCCAAAGGGGATATGGGACATGAAATTTAAGTTTGATGTCATGGATGCAATAAAGAATTTGAATCCCGAAGAAATTTTTATCGTGACAAACCAGGGAGGGATAGAAAAAGGGTTGGTTCCAGAATCATTTATTTATGTAAAATGTGAGTACGTGAGTTACAGTATAATGGATTATTGCGACATTGATACGCGTTTTAAGTATTGCGGAAGCAATGACAGAAGCAACCCTATGAGAAAGCCAAATACCGGAATGCTTGAAGAACTTTTTGATAATTACAATACATGGAAAGATTTCAGTTTGGAGGTAGAAGATTGTTTAATGATTGGTGATGCAAGCGGCCTCGAAGGGCAGTTTTCAGACAGTGACAAGAAAACAGCCGAGAATTTTGGCATAGACTATATGGATGTCAGCGAGTTCGTAAATGTTTACGGGGAAGGGGTATAATTATGGAAGTAAAGAACGGAATAATAATAGACGGAGTGCTGCATGAAGCTGCGAATTATCCAAATGACTATGAATGTACTATATGTTCTCTTCGTAAGGAATGTGATGAATTAGAGAATCGTAGTGATGAATGGATTTGCAGGCTTATTGATTGTAAGTATTTTATCAATCGTGGCAAAGTAACAGACATTAAGATAGATAAGGAGGAATAACAATGGAAAGCGATAAACTTATATTAGATGCTTGTTGTGGCAGTAGAATGTTTTGATTTGACAAGCATAACCCTTTGGTTTTATTTGTAGACAAGCGTTCAGAAACACTTACAGCTAAGGACAAAGATAGAATCAGAACTATAGATGTAAAACCGGATGTAATAGCCGATTTTACTAATTTGCCGTTTGAGGATAATTCTTTTTATATGGTGGTGTTTGACCCACCGCATCTAAAAACACTTGGTGAAACCTCATGGATGGCTAAGAAATACGGTAAACTGCCAAAAGATTGGAAATCACTTATACACGACGGATTTGCCGAGTGTATGCGCGTCTTGAAACCTAATGGAACGCTCATTTTCAAATGGAACGAAAGTGAGATAAAAGCTTCAGAAGTTTTGTCCGTTATCCCTTTTAAGCCTCTATTTGGACATACCACTGGAAGGCAGAGCAAAACAATATGGATGTGTTTTATGAAGAGAGAAGACGATGAATAATACAGAAGAAAAGCATTGCAGTATATGCGTGCATTATGAGATATGTGCCAATTTTCAGATGTATTGTCACGCATTGAAAAGACGCATAACGGCAAGAAAGCAGGCGAAGAACTGTAAGTATTTTGAATATAGATGGAGGAATAAATAATGCATCAGTGTAATTATTGCTGTTGGTATAACGAAAGATACGGGAATTGCGATTGTCCGTATGTAATGAAGAAGTCAGCTTGTGATAAAGCTAAAAAGGAGAAAGAAAGGAGTGAGAAATGAAATTAAAACATCCATTAGATTGGTATAACGAAAACACACCATCGGAAGATGAAGAATACGAAAAGGGATGTCTATCTATTGCCTTGATAGTAGTAATCATTTTCATTGCATTAACGGTTGTAATTTTATCTTATGAATTATGAAATCAAAACAAGTATTATCAATAGAACAAATGAAGCACTTGCAGGAGCTTGGATTAGATACAAGTGATGCAAGTATATATTGGGCAAGAGTGTCGCATGGAAGCCGTATTGACGACAAATCAAAAGGTGTATGGTTTTTGAGTTTACATAAAGAATTTCAGACTTGTGGATTTATGTCATATGAAATCCTTCCTACTTATACTTTGCAGGATATTCTGGATAAGTTGCCAGAATCAGTACAGGTATATGATTTGTACATATTTAAGAAAGTGGGTTTGTGGTGGCTCAAATATGTAGACGTAACGAATAATGGAACCGTTCGTTTAGAAAAAATGCCGAGGTTGATAGATGCAGCCTATTATATGTTATGTTGGTGCATTCAAAAGGGGTTTGTTAAAACTAATAAGGAGGTTAAAGATGGAAGAAAAGAAAATTGATTGGGAACAGAGGCGTTATGAAATAGCGAAAGCTGCAATGCAAGGATTTTGTAGCAATTCACAGAAACAATTTATAAATGTTGATTCAAGTATAATGGCAAAATTGAGTATTTGTTTTGCTGATGCACTGATAAAGAAATTGAAAGGAGAATAACTATGGAAGCACATGTAATGAAACTTGAAAACAACTGTGTGATTGTTGACGAGGAATATTTTAACGAGATAAAGAAGCAGTCAGAATTTAACCAGGAAAGGATAAATGAGATTGCAGAGGAAAAGTTTTTGGAATACGTCAAAGAAAGCGGTATCAAACTTTCCTACGAAGTGAACGGAATACCTTATATATTTCATCATGACTTGTTGAGTGAATTGAACTATGAGGAAAGAGGATATCCGGAATCCGTGTCAGAAAGGGTGAAGCATGTTATTGCAGATGATATAACCGAGGCTTTGAATGATAAGTTTAAAGGACTGAAAGACGAGGCTTTGAATTATGCCTTAAGTGAGTTTGACAAACAGAAACACGGTTTAGAGGCTACTGTAAAAATATGGAAACATTTCGCATTAATCTTTATCATTACAACTATTGTTCTAACAATTAGACTATTTTTATTGTGAAATGATGTTAAACAACCTACATTTTACACATAAGCAGTTGCGTATCTCATAACATAATCTTATCTTTGCAATGTGAGATTAAGAGATGAAAAGTCAAACAAATAAAAAAGATAAGATTATGAAAGAAAGATTTTTAGAAAAGTTCATTATGATGGAATTTGTGAAAGGCAATTTGGATTCACAGGAACAAGTTAATGACATGGTTTCTTTGATACAGAGAAAGTTAGGTGTGTCAGTAGAGAATGCAAGAGAATTTTTAAGAAAAGCGGTTGGGTTGATTTAACAATAACGATTTGTTTTCTTCATATTATAGGGCTATGTTTGTAGCCCTAATTTTTTAAATCTAAAGAAAATGGCACAAAAATTGTCTGCCGGATTCATGGCAGAATTATTCAAGCTTGTGTATATGGATTTGAATATCACCAGGATGGTGGTAAATAATCTGACTTATCAGTTAATACCCAAAGAGTGGCCCGGGTTCAAATTCTTGCTAAAAGAGGCAACAGAAGTATTAAAGGGAAAAGATAAGATTCCTTCTTTGGGTGTGGTGTCTCAAAAATACGCTGACAGCGATTTTGTGATTGAGGCAATAGATGCCGTACAGTCTGCCGCCAAAGTAGACAAGGAAATTATTATAGACCAGCTGGAAGCGTACATTAAAGATGTGGAATTCCAGCTACTTTCTAAAAAAGTACATGATTTGTACGAAGAAGGAAAGAAAGAAGACGCTATACGGGTAAATGCGGAAGAGAGTCAAAGAATATTGTCCCTATCATTAAGGCATGAAGCAGGTGGTTTCCAAAAGGTTTTTGCCGATTTTGACAAGAGAATGAGAGGAAGACGGGAAGAGGAAGACGGGGAAATTCCGTCACGTGTAATGTTCGGACTTGATAAGATAGATGATATTTCAGAAGGTGGTGCCACGATAGAAGATACCGTATTATGGATTATGAGGTCGGGTGTGGGTAAATCAACTGCATTAAGATATCATGGGATGCAGGCAGCCTTTGATGGACACCCGGTCTTGCATATACAGTTGGAGGGTGGTGCGCGTGCGTGCCTGGAAAGATACGACCAGTTCTGGACGGGACAAAAATACGGGAATATCCGAAAGGGTGTCATAGATGATAAGCTGGCAGAAAAGCTTGACAAGGCGTTTGAAAACATAAAATCCTATTCTAAGGACATAGATGTATATTCGTTTGAAAAATTCGGGCAGGCTACAATGGTGGATGTCCGTAATGTGATTGTATCTTATTACAAGAAAAACGGTTATTATCCGCATGTATTGATATTGGATTCTTTGGACCTTGT